AATCGAGTGCCGTCAGCAAGGGTCAGCGTGGTGAAGGTGCCTTCGGCGGGCGTGGTGTTGCCGATGGCGGGCGGGGCGGCGAGGTAATTGCTAAACCCCGTCCCACTCACCGTGCCGCTGGCCGACAGATTCGTGGCCGCAACCGTCGATGCCGTAGTGCTCCCAATCGGCGTATTCTGGATCGAGGCAAACGTGACATTGTTCGCCGTGCCGAGTCCGAGATCAGCGCGGGTGATCGCGGGTTTGTAGAAGGTGGAAAGGTTGCTCATGTTAGGGGATGCCGATGAGGCAGAAGCCGTAGACGGTCGGGCTAGTGGCAATGTCGTGCCTGACGGCGAGGCGGCTGCCTGCGGGGATGTTGCGTCCAAAAAGCGACAGATACGGAGGCGCGGACTGCACGTTTTCGTTGTTGCTATAAGCGGCAACAGTTAAGCCAAACACCTGTTCGCTTCCTGACGCGCCAACGCCAAGCTCCAGTTGTGGGGCAATCGTCGCAATGCCTGTGCTGTGCATAGACGGCACTATGGCCACTGCGCGGTAGGCTTGTGATGTTGATGCCGTTGCTTGCACCCATGTTCCGCTGGCTCCGCTGAAACTGATGCCTTGGCTGTTGGCCGTGTTGCCGCCGATGACATCCACACTGGTCGGTGCCGTGGCGTAATCGCCGCCCACATCAAAGAGGAAGACTTGTGCGGTTGCCGTTTTGCCGCCCGTGACCACAGACTGAATGCGGGCAGACAGTCGCGTGCCGCTGGGGATTTGAAGCGGAATAGAAACAGCAACGCCTGTTGGGCCAGCCGTGGCTACTGCTCCGCCAACGGCAAGGTTTGAAATAATGACCGTCTCAGAACCGCTGGCTCCCGTGGCGACATCAATGAGTGTGGCCGTGTTGGTGGAGGGCGCGGACACATCTTGCACCATCAGCACCAACAGACCCGAATTGGCGGAAGTTGAGGAGATGAGTTCGGACCAAGCGCCCTTGGTGTGCGCGGCGGTGTCCGCGGTGACTGTGACGAGACTGCCGTTGTCGACCAGCGTGTAGGATTCCTCAAACCAATCGACGTTGCGGAAGAGCGGCGTGGCACCGAGATAGGCTTTTTGAATCGTGGGCATGGCTTACGGATCGGTGATGATGTAGACCGTCCCCGCATCGTAGGAGCCGAGGGCGTTATAATCGGCTTGGGAAATGGTCACGATGTTGTCGATGGCTGAAGCTCCCGTGATCCCTGTGGCATCGGAGCGGACACTTGGGATCGCGGTGCCTTGGTAGGGAACGACTTTCCACCCCACCGTGGAACCAACAAAGACCAGCGTGAAAGCGGCATCCTCGACCTCGCAGATCATGTTCTCGGCCAAGGATTCGATGTTCGATCCGTTGCGGGCGATGGTGAGATTGTTGGTGTCGAAGGTTCCCGCGTAGTCGAGGACGGTGATCGTGTCGCCATTCGACGGGGTCGCAGGCAGGGTGAGGGTGAAGGCTCCGGCTGTGGTGTCGGCGGCGACTTTGTCTCCGGTGACGGCGTTCGCGTTGGCGCTCAAGAGGCGGTAGTCGGAGACGGCGATTCTTCCGTCACGATTCGGCGCATCGAGGGTCCTGGTGGTCCCGGAAGATATTCCAGAGACGTCAAAGGCAAGTTCCTTCGTGGGATCTGCCGTGTCGTAGATCCTGAAATACTGGCTGTCGTTGACCGAGGGGAACTCTCCGGCGTAGTCCCAGTCGGCCAGGGTCCCGTTGTTGAAGAGCCTGACGTAGATGCCGGCGGGCTTCCGGTTGATGAACCAGACGCCGGAGTCCTCGCGAACGAGGTAGGCGGTGTTGACGGGCGGGGTCCCGACCGTCACCGGGAGATCGGCGTAGAACTGGACAGACCCGTTGACGTATCCGGCTCCGCCGCCACCTCCTCCCTCTGAGATGGCCACGAGGGCCGCAATCATCATGCGGCGCCAGGTGGCGGTGTCAAGAATGCACGGGATCAGGGACGGATCGACCCCGGCCGCGATGAGAGCCAGACGGCGGTATTCGGCTGTGTCTAGGACGCTCACTTCTTGTCGAGATTGTGGTTGATGTCACGAAGACTGCCATCAATCGACTTGAGAGACGCGTCGAGATGCTGCCAGTGCCTCTCACGAGAATTGCGCTCTTCGCGAAGCTCAACGAGAAATGTTTCGCGGGCACGATCGAGGTGGCTGATGAACGCCGGGGCGACCTTGACCAGCAGCATGATGGCGCTGAACGCGACCAGTCCAAAGCTGCCCAGTTCGGCCACAGTGCGGAGCCAGCCAAAACTTTCCATGACCGGCGTGGCGGTAGCAAACACGCCGAAGGTTCCGGCGGTCAGCATGGCGGCGGATGTTTTGAGTTCCAAGATCATGGCTTGCTGGCGATTGGACTTTGGAGGGGCATTAGGCGTTTATTTCTATCCCGTTTTCATCAAGTGGCGTGCTGCTTCGATGGCCCTGCTGAATCTGGCGGTTGATTGCATCAACCACTGGTGCAGCCACCCGAAACGGCATTTCACAAAGTGCCGCGCTGATTATTTGCAAGTGCTTGTCGTTTAGTTTGATTGTATGTTCCATATATGTTGGTTGTTGTTAGTTTGGAACGCGGAGCACCTTGAATCCTGTGCCGCCAGAGTCTGCAGCACCCACTGTCACGTTTTTCAACGCGCCATCTGTCCATAAATAGATTGGGTTGTTTCCCGTGGGATCGACTTTAAGAACGGATCTTGCGCCATCCCACAATCCAAAATCTTTGGTTCCATTTCCAAGGATGTCTTGATTCAGAAGCCAATCGCCAAGATACATACCCGCTCTCTCGCTTGTAGCATGGCTGCTTGCCCAAACTCTAATCGCTGGAGCGTATTGAGTGTCCGTCCTAATCTGTATTTTGGTCGCGGTGTCTGCTCCGTCCGGCGCGAACCCAAATGCACATATTCCGGCGTCTGCGGCCACATTGATGGCAGCTGAACTTGCTGGTCGATGCGGATGCCCGCCAAAAATGTAAAGGCCAGTATTGACAAAATCTTTGATCCCAATGCCATTGTCGATTTTGCTGTTAGAATTAAATGGCGTCCACGCACTGCCGTGCCCTCCAATGATAATTCCCCACTCATAGGCAGAAGCGGCCGAAGCTGAATGACCGTCTGTGGCCGTGCCATTGACCCCAGACCACCCGTTGATGGCGACACCAGCAAAAAGTTTGTAATTCTGGACATTGGCCGGACGAGAAAAGTCGAATCCGCCGTTTCCGGGTCGCGTTGTGACAGTGATGCCGTAAGAACCTTCGTGGCTGGAATCTTTTGTATTTCCTGGGCAATACTTTTGAACCAAGTAGCATGCGCCTGCCAAAAAAGCCTCTCTTTGAGGATCGGACTCAGATGTCCCTGTCGGCCCGTTTATAGAAAATTCATTATAATAGTTGCCTCCGGCAGTAATAGAAGCCGTTGGACTGCATGAAACGGCGCCGGCCATGGGAACAATTTCGGATCTGCCGCCGCCTGTCCCATTGTCCAGCGAAAACACATTGATAAAACCACAAACGGCATTGGCTGTCCCGCTCGCCTTTTGTGCCAGCGCAGCTCGCTCTTCTCCGTAGTGCAAATATCCGTAGATTGGAGTTCCAGATTGATAATACGCTGATGTGTTTGCGCGACCGTCATAGCGGCGGAAAACTGCGATGCCAGAATGTGCTTCTGCGTCTGTGGCGTTCACGTTCCACCTGTCAAACTGAAGCACATTTTGGTATGTCCCCATTTTATGAAACTGAAAATTGCCAGTTCCAAACGGACAGTTGTTGGCGCCAAACGCCGCGCCCGCGCCAGTGATTGTGCCGTAGCTTTCAATGCGAATATCTCCAACCGGGATCAGCCCACCGCCGCTGATGTTGTAAGTGCCGGATGGAATAATAAGGCGCTTTGACTGCGCGGTCGCCGCGTTCGCCGCCGCGACAAACGCAGCGCGGTCATCTGCCACACCGTCGCCTACCGCGCCGAAGTCTTTGACATTAACGGCGTCGGCAAAGCGGTCGGAGATTGACCGGCGGGTGACAGAGCCAGTCGCAATGACCGACTCGCGAGATAGCGGAAAACCTCCAGCCGTGGCTCCGTCATGCACGACGGTCGTCTTCTTGTCGGTGTCGACGGTGACCTCGCCAGGGGCCCCGATGAAGGGCCCGTGCTGGGCCGTCGTCCCGCGTCTGAGCTGTAACTGGCTTGCCATGGGTGTCTATATTTGGTTCAGCTGCTGAAAATGCGAATTATGGATGTCTTCGTCGCGGACTGTTGGGCTTTCGGGGGGGGCATTAGTTACACGGGGTGATGATCGACAGTTTTAGGCTCGCGCTGCTTGTCGTATTGCTCGTTGTAGAGGCGCGTGATCTCGCTGTTGATGTGAGCAATGACGGGCGCGGCTTGCCCATAGGGCGCACCCATAAGCGAAAGATTGATAACTTTTAGGTGGTCTTCAGTTAGTTTGACGGTGTATGTGTTCATGCTGATTCTAATTCTTCAACGCGCTCGTCGAGTTGCTGAATAGCTTTGATTATGGGGGCAATGAACTGGTGGTAACGAAGCGACTGACGGCTCTGCGGGTTGTTTTTGTCAGCCAGCACCCAGCCAGCGAAGTCGCCGCCTTCTGGAATTACATCCCTCACTTCTTGTGCCAATAGTCCGTAATGGTAACGGCTTCCTGCACGGGATTCTGTTTCGACAGCAAGCCCGTTTTCGTCGGTTTCGGTAACAACTTTTTCCGCGACAGCCATCTTGTATTTGACGGGTCGCAAAGCGCGGACAAAGTCAATGCCAAGATCGGAGTCGGCAACGTCCACCTTTTCGCGGGCATCCGACACCGTCACAGCATTTTGTGTGTAGATGTCTTTCCACTCTTTGGTCGCTGATCCAAGATCGTATGTGTTGTCAGTGTTTGGAATGAGGCGCGTCGAAAAGACGCCGTCTATCGTGCTGACTCCTGTTGTTTCAAATAAAACGGCAGACGCAGAGTTGTCGTAGTTGAACAAGTTAAGTTTATTGTTGCTCAACTTTGTAAGTTCCCACTTGAAGTTGCCGCGATCCCCCAGCGCAAATGCGACCTGTTGGCCTGCGGTGTTTCCGCTGTCCACCGCAATCCGGCAGGTGTGGTCGGCAAAATTTCTGAACGTAGCGTTGTAGTCAAAGCTATTTGGCAGTCGTGCAAACGAACCAACGCCGGAACAGTCAGCTATGTTTAGAAAGTTAGTGTGCGTTCCAGATGCGCTAATCACGCTGGTTGAGTTGGACTCGTCGCGTATTGCCGCACCAACCGCCGTTCCGTCGCCAAACGCAGCGCCCCCGTCAGATGATCCGTTGGGATCTTTTTTGAACAAGATGCCCCACTTCGTAATGCGGGAAAACGCGGCACCGACCTGCCACCACTTGCTTCCGGTGGCGTCGTTGGCCCAAGTCATTATTGCGGCTGTGTTTTGGTAGACACTTGCATTTGTGCCCACAATTTCAATGCCGTTGCTTCTGAATGGCGCGCCACCACTCCACGGATCTGGGTTTGCTCCCCCAAGGATCTTGCACACCTCAATTTCCATTCCATGCACCATGCAGTCAGTTGCAGACGACGAGTCGCTGTTAACCGGACTCTGAATGGCAAGGCAGTTTAAGCCCCAGATTCCACCTCCAGCAGTCGTCTTGTCGATGTTGTCGCAAATAAATGTTGCCGCAACGCGGTCGTTTGATGCTGGCGTTGCCGTCGGAAACTTTCCGGTGATAACCTTGAGTCCAGCGTTCTGGCCTGCGCTCTGCGGAATATTGTCATTGGCGATTGCAATCGGGCCAAAATCACGCGGCATGATTTCGCCGTAGAAAATGCCAGAGAACGGAAGAAGCGTTCCGCCGACCGTCGTTCTAAAGTATGCGTTTGCTGCCATCCACAGTTTAGGTGTGCTGGCGGCAATGGCAGAAGGGTTTGGAATGTAGTAGTTGCCCGCCGGAATAAGCACAATTGCTGCCGATGCAAAAAGGGCGGCAGTAAATGCAGCCGTGTCGTCCGTTGTGCCGTCTCCCGCTGCCCCAAGGTCTTTAACGCTGACAATCCCGTTGACCGCATTCAGCCCCTTGGCCAGCTCGGCGCCGGTGGCGCGTTTGACCACGCCTCCCTGCCGCACGATTAGCTCATCGGCGGCATTGACGGTTGTGGCGTCGGCCAGAAGCGGAATCGCCACATTGAGAGGCGCGATCTCCTTGCCGCCCATGGTGGTGCCGTCGTGGACCCTGAGAGAATCGCGGTCGGTGTCGACGCTGACCTCGGCGACGGCCCCGGTGAAAGCGTCGTTCTGTGCGGTCGTGCCGCGTCTGAGCTGTAGAACCTGTGCCATGGCTATGTCAGACCTCCGAGATCATAGGTGAAGAAGATGACCGTATCAGAGACGAAGCCCATGTCGAATGGAAAAGTGAGAGGAACTATCCCGAAGGCAAAGGCTGCCCAGAAGGCATCCCCGGGAGTGGAATCGACGCACATCCAGACGATCTGGGTCTGCTGGTATTCCTGGATCCACATCGAGCCGCGACGATAGCCTGCGTTGGCGTCGTCGAACGGGGTCGGGGGATTCGGAGACCTGAGGTTGCTGCGGCGGATGAAGGACGTCCGTCCCTCGAGGTCAGTCGCATAGTCCCGCAGCGTCGTGGCGCCGGGAAGATAAACGGCCGGATCTAGGCTGGAGTCCTTGAACATGTCTCAGGTTTTCTTTTCTGGGTCGATTATCGGAGAGGGGGCTTCCCACTGCTTGCCCGCTGACCCCCTCCCCGATGTATCGAACCAGATTAGAGTCCCGTTGAACTGGTCAGGCAGGTCTCGAGGCCGGTGTCGAAGGTGCAGCGCTTGTAGGCGAAGGGCACCACGGCGTGCGGCCGGATCGGCTGGTATGCCCGGCTGATCTGGTAGATGTGCTGCCCGTAGTCGAGGAACAGGTTGCAGTCGTTGTCACGCTGCGCGACCCATTCGAGCTCGCCCATGTGGAGCTGAGGCGCGAACTTGAACGATCCCTCGCCGGTGTAGCGCTCGGGCGTGAGCCGCGAGAAGCTGTCGCCGGCAACGAGGAAGCCGATCTCATACTGCGCCGAGACCCACGCGGGGTTGCGACGAGAACCCTTGCCGTTGGTGACGGACACGCCAATCTCGGGCTCGATCAGGATGGGCTGACCGCTGCCGTTGAGGGCGTTGAAGCGCAGAGGCTGGCTGTCGACGCCGAGGGCGAATCCGCGATACCCCTGGAACGAGTAACCCGTGAGGGCCTCATTGCCGAGGCGGAACGAACCGGCCGTGACGTAGAGCAGGTCTTCCTTGACGTCTGCGTCGTTGCGGAAGGCTTCAATCTGGTCGATCGAGGCGATCACCATGAAGAAGTCACCGCGCTCGGTGCCGAAGGGCTCCGCGAGGAGATCCTCACGCAGGAGAGTTCCGAGCTTGTAGAGCGTGCGGAAGTTCATCTGCGCGTCGGGCAGCGAGTTGTAGAACGGAGTGTCGATCTGCTGGGAATCGCCGGTGACAAGATTGTCAAAGGAGACGCCCTTCTTGGCGACGAACTTGACACCGGAGCGACGCAGGAGCGTGGCGCGGATGTCGGAGTTCATGATCTGCAGGATTCCCTTTTCCAGGGCCATCTGGGCCTGGAGATAGGCGCCCTTGAACGCGGTGCGACTGGTCTTCACGCAGACGCGGGGACCGCGGCCACGGAGGGACTGCAGCTGATATTGGTATTCGGTCGAGCCGACTTCATCCGGGTCGGCGCCGACACCGCAGAGTTCGACGTCGTTGGTGAACGAGGGCTCCGAGAGCGATGCGTTCATCACGGCGCGTTCCTGCACGACTGAGCGGACAACATCCGAGACATTCGGAATGGTTCCGCCCTTGAGGACGTTCATATACGGACTCTTGCGAGCCAGGACCTTTGCGATCTGGCCGACAATACGGTTGACGTCCTTGGCCGCGAAATTCTGTACGGCCGACAGATCAATACAATCATTAGGCATATTGCTTGTGCTTTCTAACTGAGGTTTAGGTTTGAATGGCAACGCATCTTCAGATGCACTGTCGTTCTCTCTGTCCTCGGCACGTTAGGACTGTGTGCGGCCTGTTTGCAGCGGCTGGACCGCGGCTCCCCGATCGCTTTCGGCGATCAATCGCAAAGGCAAGTTATCCTCGCTGCGGGAGAATAGAAAAGCTTTTTTTCTGCGAAGAAACCAGGCGGCGTCTCACCCAGTCGCGGGCAGTCGAGTCCTTCACGCCATGGAGCCACGCGCAGTCGTCCTTCAGGAGATGCTCAAAGACAAAGGGCTCGACGTTCCGGGCCTGGTAGAGATTTCTGATCTCCGGGATGTCCTCCCACCCGAGCTGATGAAACACGTTTGCCAGGTAGGTGTCCCAGGCGACTCTCGTGCTGCACCCCGCGAGGCGAGGATCGAGCGTCACAGTCAGCGGATCAAACAGGGCATTTCCGTTGATGTGACCGACCAGGTGCTCGCCGTTGGGATGCCAGCATCCAGCCACCATGGACTCGGCCCGATCCCAGGCGGCAAGAAGCCTCTGCGGCCAGTCGCGGACGAGCGGAATCGCGTCGGCCTCGGTCGTCAGGACGCAGTCATAGTTCCACTCGCTTGACCGGTGCATCGCGGCCACGTGTTGCATCATGTCGCACCAGACGCCGTTGGGGCCCGCCGGAAATCCGGTCTCATGGCGCCTCGACCGATACGGACGAACAACTGAAAAAGATCTGCTCAGCAGTTCCTCGAGCTCTCTTGGTCTCGGGCAGTCCCTGCGGTAAACGAGCATGGCGTCGACGTCCTGATACGGGGTTCCATCGGTGATCTCGGCGTGGAGCCGTGCCACCTCGGCCGCCATGTCAACGTCGCCGTGCCAGACCTGAAGAACGTAGAGAAGGCGACTCATTTCAGTGTCTCCTCGAGTTCGGCCCTCGCCGCGTCGATTCCTCCCCAGCTCCAGAACTGTCTCGCGTGGACTGGTCTCTGCTCCGGAAGGCTCCAGACAAACCGGTCATGAAAATACTTCCACGCGACGGCCCCGAGCACATTGAACTCGCTGAAACTCCGGTGGGGCCTGGAAATGACATACTCGTCGAACGGCGTCCCGTGGATCTGCTCGATCAGCCGGCGCGTCTCGCCGTAGAGCCAGCTGGGATACATGAACGGGTGGCGGCGCATGAACTCATGTTCCGGAGTCCATCCCAGAATCTCGGCCACGACCGGCTGCCACGGACTGCCCGTCTTTTCATAGGACTCGTGACACAGGACGACCCGGCCGTCTTCCATGAAGTCCTCGGGCGACGTCTCTCTGGTCAGCATGACGTCTGAATCCATGTGCATGATCAGATCTGCGTCCGTGAACGTGTCGGCCAGCATCTTCGTGATCTGCTGCCCGATGTAGTCATCATGATAGCGGGGACACTCATGGATGATCTCCTCGGTCAGGTGTCGGAGAGGACCAGAGTCTCCCTCTGGCACCACGATATGCACTCTTCGAAATCCCCTGGCGTGACGCCTGATCTGGTCAAGGCAGTGCCACAGCCAGCAGAAGTCACCGGGATAGGTTCTGATCAGGATGTCGGTGACGGGATGCATAGGATGTCATACTGGAGGCCTCGCTCGGGCGGAAACGACCTCGTCGTGTAGCCGAGAGACCCGATGAACTCAAGAAGCTGGTCTGGCGTGGTGCCGCGCCTCTCGAGAGCGTGCTTGTTGACCTCGATCCACATGGACGGGCGGCATCGGCGAATCGTGTCGACGGCGCCATGAAGTGCCTCGAGCTCACATCCCTCGATGTCAAGCTTGATGAAGTCGCATCTCTCGAGGTTAATCGCGTCGAGCGGAATCAGGTGGATCTCTCCGGGGGTCTCAACGACGTGTCCGGCTCCGGCATTGAGGGCCTGCGCGTATCCAATCAGGCGTTCCTGGTCAGAGAGGCCTCCCTTCACGAGAATCGCCTCAGGACAGTTGTGCTCGAGACACTCGAGAGCCTCTGGATTGATCTCGAAGGCCACGACGTGTCCGTCTGGGCCGACCCTGTCGAGGTAGGCCCTCGTGTGGTCTCCGATAAAGGCTCCGGCGTCGACGACCCAGTCTCCTGGCCTGATGTGCTCGAGGATGACCGGAAGAGCATACTGGTCGTGGTCAAGACGACCCGCCTGCTCGACCCACGCCGAGATGTGGGTGTCATGCTCGATGACGGCGATGTTGTTTGGCAGAATCTTCATAGGACCTCGTCCAGCGCCGACGTGTGCATGCCGTAGACCCCGTGGCCGACATGGAGGGCATGAAGCATCGTGTCGACGTGCGGCTGGAATCCGCATTCTTTTGCTCTTGCGCAGAAGGCGATGTCCTCTCCTCGGCCGTCATTCTCTGGCTGAAAAAAGTTGAACGGCATCTCGGGGTTGGTCGGATTGAGCTCTGGAAACTTGGTCTGCATCGTCTCAAAGACCCGGCGGTGGATCAGCAGACAGCCAGTCCCGATCCAGTCGCAGGGCATTGTGCCGTCGTGGAACGAGGCCGCCCTTGCCCGGTAGGTCTGGTCGAGCGCCAGACTGTTGACGGCGCGTCCCCGGGGATGCCTGGTAAAATAGGTGGCTCCGACAATATCCGCACCATGGCCGATGAGCCGGTGCGCGACGTGCAGTGCCGTGGGAGCCGTGGGATACGAATCTGGCAGTCGGCACATCGCACGAAGGAAATCTGGGCGTCCGATCGGAGGAATCATGTCATCGTCGAGAAACAGGAGCCACTGGGCCTGGGTCGCAAGAAACTTCATGGCAAGCTCGTTGCGGGCGTGGTAGATCATCGCGTCGCCGACCTGCATGTCGAACCTGACCTTCTCCTTGCCGAGATCGAGCGCGATCGCGAGAAGACACCAGGCCGTGGCCGGGTTGGTCTGCTTGTAGCACGGAAAGCCGACAAACAGATCCCTGCCCAGCCACTCGGCCTCCTGCTTCCAGCCCAGCGGAGCCTGGGTCTGGATGACGGTCGTGGGCCCGAGATCGAGATCGTCGGGGTCGATCCCGTCGATTCGTCCGGTGTGGCTCATGACATGGCAGACTCGGCGGCCATGAGGCCGACCTCGATGGCATCCTCGTCAGAGAGCTTGTTGGGATCGGCCGACTCGGTGGCGGGCTTGCGTCCGCCCTGACGGGCAGATGGCGCCTTGCCGGCCGCTCGGACTGCCTCAAGAGCCTTTTCGGCCTTCTCGGCGCGCTCGTTGGCGGCCTGAAGACGAGACCCGAGATCAGTGACTGACTCGGCGAGCTTGACGCTCGCGACGGCGGCGGCCGCGACCTCTGCCCGCGCCTGCGGGGTCTGCGGATACAGGGCCTCGCGGAAGCGCGTCTCGAGTTCCTCGACAGTCTTGTTGTGCTCGGTGATTCTCTTTGCCTCGTCTGGCTTGGCCCCAGGAGGAATTTCCTGATACCGCGCCCACGGAACCTTTTCGGTCATCTGGTCGACGTGCGTGAAGATCTGCTGCTCGGCCTGATACTGCTGCTGTTCCTGCTGGTTCTGCAGATACTGGCCATAGGCCTCGCGGTCTGCCTGAAATTTTTCGATCGTCTTTGAACGATTCTCTGACAGGTCGGCCCGATCAGCGAGACGCTTGCGGACGCGCTCCTGATCGACAAACGAGAGCTTGTTGAGAACCGAGTCCTCCCACCACTTGGGAGACACCTTGTCGAGGCCGAGCTGTCTCAGCTGCTTCTCGGTGTCCTCTGGCAGGCCGTTCTTGCGAAGGATCGCCAGGACATCATTGTCGATGTTGCCGATCTGCTCGTCAAACTGTCTCTTGAACTCGGGGTCGTTCTCGGTGTCCCAGAGTTTTCGCATGAGACGCAGTTCTGTGAGCTCGTTGAGAACTTCTTCAGGAAGCTGCGCCTGGTTCTTCTGGACCTCGGCGAGCTGCTGCTCCATCTCCGCGGCGCGGGATGCCTGGGCCTTGAAATGACGGGCGACGTCGCGCAGCTTGTCGAAGTTGACGAGATTGCGGGGACTGATGTCTGCCGGCGGCTGAATCGCGTCGAGATCGATCTGCTCGAGTTCTCTCGCGACGTCCTCCGGAGACGGCTCTGGGGCCTTTTCTTCGGCTGGCTTTTCGTCGGCAGGTTTTTCATCGACGGGCGGCTCGTCGACGGGCGGCTGATCTGCCGGTTTCTCATCGGACAGAGGGGCCGCCGAGGTCTCGGGCATCTCCTCGCCCGGATCGAGAATTCCGGCCGCTCGCATCGCCTCGTCGAGGCTGTTCATGTTGTCCTGTGTGGGTGGTTCAACATGCCCGAGGTCAAGTTCCTGGGGCACGCCCTCGCTGGTCACTGGTTTTTCGTTAGGCATAATTTTCCGTAGATTTTTTGTTGTCGTTGTCTTCCAAATTTTTCTCGTGTCTACGAGGAGGATTTATTCCCTGATCCATCCAGCGATAGCGAACACCGTATCCACCCTGGTTGACGGCCGTCTTGGCCTTGTTCTTATCGCTCTGTTTTCGGGTTTTTGAGCGGCGTCTGACTCGGCGTTCGGCGTTCTGCAATTCCTTTTCAATAACGTCAATTTCTTGATTCATAATTTTTATCGAAATTATTTCTTTTTTGGAGGTTTTGCCGTCTTTGCGGAATCGCGAAAATCCTTGGCAGTCGGGGCTCCCCTGGAACCCGGCTTTCTCATCCGCTCGCCAGAGCCCGCCTTGATCCGGCGGCGCTTGGCATGAATGTTGGCATAGAGACCCACGGCCTCCCTGATCTTGTCGGCACCTCTCATGTCATGTCTCGGTATTCGGGGTTGACCTGCTCGCGGCGCTGAACGTCGGCGAGCGCAAAGAAATTTCTCTCGTAATCGTCCCATCCGGCGCGCATCGCGGCCACTCGGGCGACGGCCTCGGCATCGTTCTTGAGAACTGTCTCGGCATCAACGACGGCCGGACACATGTCTCGCATCACCTCGGCGATTCGTTCACGCGGAACACGGCGAAAAAACTCGCGCAGAGACGTTGAGTCTTCCGAAGACCATGGAACAGAGCTCATTCAGTTCATCCTCCTGCGGGCGGGGTGGGACGCGCGGGCGACGCGACAGAAGAGACGGCTGACTGGATTCCGCCGGCAACTCCGGGAGTCGCGGGAATGCCGGTCTCAACGGCCGGCGGCGGGGGACCAGAGACGGCGGTGACCGGGGCCGCACCCGGAGAGGTCGCGGGCGCGACGGCCGCGGCGGCGCGTCCCTCGGTCGTGGGACCCTGAATCAGGGCCCGTGCCTCCTCGAGGATTCCAGTGATCTCTGAGAGCATGGCGGGCTTGATTCCCTTCTGGAGGGCAGACTGGACGTGCTGGTCGGCATGCTGCAGGGCGACCTCGAGCATCTGGGCGCTGGAATCGAGCGGCATCTCAGAAGACAGGAGCGGGGCGAGTCTGCTCAGCATCGCGTTGAGATGGACCATGTCATCGTCGGTGGTGTCGACTGGCACGGGAGTCCCGTTGAGAAGAGTGGTCAGTTCGATGAGCTGCTGGCGGTGCTGCTTGAGGGCAGAAAGGGGACTGAGATCCACGTTGAGCAGGCGCTCGGCGGCCGCTCCTCCGAGCTTGGAGGCGATGTCGCGGCGCTTGAGCTCGACCGTGTCGATGGTCGGGTCTGCGGAATAGCGGCTCACGATCATCTCGAGGACACCGGACTGAGAGGCGATGGCGTCCTCGACGCTGGCACGACTCGACGAGTTGGCAAGAATCGCGATCTGCGAGATCGTCATTCCCTTTTCCAGCATCTCGAGGACTGCCTCGACGGCATCGGTGTCGAGCGACCGCGGAATCTCGACAAAGAAATACATGGCAGACTCTCCGACAGACTCAAGAGACGTCCAGGTCTCGATGTCAAAGATCGGGGTCAGACCGGTCTGTCTTGACTCGATCATGACCTGGTTTGAAAACTGAAGAATGTCGGCACGGCAGATGCGGCGCTGCAGCTGGTCGATGAGGGAAAACATCTGGTCGGCGAAGCGAGACAGCATGCCGGCGCGGATCTGCGCGTCGATCGAGGCCGTGTAGTTCACCTCTGACGCCGTGCGGCGCTGTCCCTGCTGGTCAAGAATCTGTCCGGGCATGAAGGCGCCGACCGCGATCTCGGCCTGCATCGTCGCGTGGCGGTCGAGTGCAAAGAACGCCTCTGAGTTGATCTCAAAGGAAACCTTCTCGAGAACCTCGTAGCCCTCGCCGACAATCGCGAACGGATGGTTGACGGTGAGGCTCGGGGTCTCCACAGAACCGGCGCCGGCTCTGCTCGTGCGGCGCAGGACCATCAGGCCAGAGAGGTGAAGGGCGTCCTGGATGAGGTTGCGCGCCTGCTCGACCGAGACGTGCGTGTTGTAGAGTGCGCGGCCCGCTCCGCGAGAACCATGGAGCGTGCGGTCACCGACCTCGGCAGAGAAGAGACTCAGACACTGCTCCATCTTGTCGTAGCGGGCTCGGCGGAAGAACAGCGGAACGCCGTCCTCGCGGTCAAAGATGTAATGATCGACGCCGCCGGCCGGGTTGGTCGCAAAGATGTGGCCGGCCTTGACGACGCGGATCGACGAGGTGAAGCTGCTGGCAAGATTGTTTTCGCGGATCAGGTCCTCGTAGACTCGCTCGTTCTCGGTGTTGGCCCGGTCCTCGAACTGCTTGGTCGACGTGTTGAGCTTCTTGACGAGATTCTCGACGCGCCAACCGGCAAGAGAGGCGACCTCGGGATCACGGATCGTGTCGACGATGTCGTCGACAAAGAAGTCCTCCTTGAGGCCCCAGATCTTAACCCGGTTGGATTCCTGGGGACAGCCGACGTAGAACAGCGCCTCGTCAGACCGATACATCTTGGGCTTCCAGGTGAACTCGTCTTCCCGTCCCACGGCCGCATAGCCGTAGGTCAGGTTCTCGTCGATGAGCTGAGAGAGAAAATCAGGCCAGCCCGTCCACTTACGAATGCAGTCCGTGATTGCCGTTCGGAAAGTATCCTCCAAGGCTTCGGTGCCGGAAGTTTCGTTCGGAAAGCGGCTGTAGGTCAAGAGGGGGAGCTGGTCGACCACCTGTCGGTATGGAGGAGTCAGGCGCTTGATCAACGACGACATGAACCCCGTGGGCCGATTGCTCCGCCATGATTGCCCCGCGCCTCGCAGCTTTCGCGGATTCCACGGCTGCTCGCCGTTGATCTTGCGAGCGATCGCCGCGTTCTTGTTGTTGCGCTCCCGGTTGTCCTGCGTGAAGTTTTTGTAGGTCTGATAGGCCTGATCGAAGGTCAGGACTGCCGGAAGCACGGATCCCGTCTGCGGGTCGACTATATCGGCTGTTGAGGCGTCGTTTGGCATTGTTCACCATTTTCCCTTCGGGCAGGATTCAGAAGCTAGCATGGTCTTGGCAAGGATAAAACACTCGCAGACCGAGCATTGCATGTCCGATCGATACTCGCACTCATCGCAGACAGACAGCCTTTTTTTCTTCGTAGAACTATCAACAAGCAGGACTTCCCTGCGAGCGGCACGCGCGGCGGCTCTCCCGACGGCTCCGGCAAAGTTCTTGATTCCCCTGGTCGTGATCTCCATGCGGCACCTCTCGCAGCTCATCGTCTCGCCCAGCAGTATCCAGGAAGATCTGGACTCGTGCCGATCCTGTCCATGCGCAGCCACACGGCAGACCTGTTCTCGTGGCGCAGGATCTGGCAGGCGCGAAGTTCTCTCTCGTGGTGGACTGTCTGACCGGCTCGCAGGATCGCCGACATGCGGTTCACGGCCTCGACGCAGGAGCCGCAGTTGCTGTTCCACCTGACGTTGAACCTGCAGCCAGAACAGATGTCGGCGCGTCGCTGCGCCTCCTGCTTCAGCTCGAGGTTCTCGGTCGAGTGGTCCTGGATCTGCCGGTCCATTGTCTGGATCATCTCGTCTGTGAGGGTGCGGATCGGCGACACGGAATGCGCGACCTCGATCCGGGCCACTCCCTCGAACTGGTGGCACATGCGCGGAAAGTTGTTGCAGATGTATTCGTCGACCTCGGCCCTGACATCGCCGATCGGGATGACGTTGTCGGCCCTGAACTTGATCACGGCATCGATGAGGGCTCGATAGGTCGGGGCACGGATGGGCTCGGGCATGTCGCGGCCGAGACGATCCTTCTCGGGCTTGTGCCATCCTCCGGGCATCACCATGGATTCGATCACATTCATGTCAGTCAGTCATGTCGATGAAGTCGAGCTGGTCGACGATTCCGTGTTCGACGCGCTCTGGTCTCGGTGCCGGCACGCGCGCCTCCTCGACCATGCGGCCAGAGATGCCGCCGTTCATGCGGATCGCGTGAACTGCGACAAGCAGGCTGTCGAAGCGGTCAGGCGAGACGTCATTGTGGCGCTTCTTGAAGTCTTTCTTGGGCTCGAGTCTGAGGACACCGCGGCCGACCTGCATGTAGCGACGAGTGACGGTCTCGCGGCCGAGCTGGTTCCAGTTGATTCCCGGGTTGAGCTTGAGAAGGTCTGTCTCGATGAACTTGCGGACACTGAACGCCATCTCGGTCACGACGTCATTGTAGCGCTCGGCGCAGGTCTCTGAGTCGTCGTCAAGAATGCGAGTGTCTGAGGCAGCCCAGCTGAACATGACCCCGAAGACATCTGGTCCAAACATCGACTTGAGGGCATCGTGGACTCCGGTGCCGTTGCCGGTTCGATCGACCGCGAGCCACCTGGGCTTCACTCCCATGTCGTTGCTCAGGCGGATGATCGCCCTGGTCTGCTCGATCGTGTCTCTCTTGTCGAGACTGATCTGCTGCTCGACCTGGATGACACGCCGCTCGGACTTGAAGCGCTGAAACGAACCCTGCATGTCTGTCCATCCGATCGCCTGGCCGAATCTTGCGGCCGTGAAGAAGGCAAGGTCATTGCCCTCGAAGGCGAGGTCGATCCCGGCTGCCATGACTGTCGGTCCCGAGAAGGTGTAGAGACCCTTGGCCCTCTCGAACATCGACTCGTTGACGATGACGACCGAGGCAGACGACTCGGGGAACCATCCCCTCGCCATCGTGAAATACTCTGGGTTGTCAGACCCGAGCTTGAGAAGTCGCTCGAATCCCTCCCAGGTCTGCAGGCCAGGATAGACGACCTTTTTCTCGGTGACGTTCTCGCACTTGGCCCCGTCGAGTCGGATGACGTTGTATCCCCGGCCAGATTCCCAGGTCTCGTCGACGTCGATGTCGATCGATGCCCATCCTCTCTTGGGCTCTGCCAGGACTCCGAACTTGCTGTTGCGGTCCTTGGGGTTCGTGGCGGCAAACACCCTGACGTGGCTGTTGTCTGCTTCTTCAGTCAGGAGCACGTTGTTGACATCCTCCCAAACGCCCTCTGGAATCTCCTCTGCCTCGTCAAGGATCAGGGCGATGCGACTGAGCTTGCCAAACCGCGGATGAGGGACTGGACGAGGAACCGGGTGAAAGCCTCGCAGGCGTCCCTTGCCGTCGTCTCCCATCGGGATCGAGGTGAGATGGATTCCCTGCTTGTCGTCGTTGTTGACCCTGACTGACTCGGCCTTGATCGAGAGATTCGGGACAGGAACGAGGACGTTGGCGAGCAGGTTCTTGATGTGCGCGAAGACGTTGGTGACCGCGTGCTGCCGGGTGACCGACATGACCTTGATGCAGGTCCACTCGGGATCGCGAAGAAAATCGAGGCCAAAGAACACGGCACCGGAATACGACTTGGAGAGCGATCCTCCTCCCATGATCAGGTTCTTGGCATGGTCTCTGAGTCCGTTCCACACCAGCTTCGTGCAGTGCGGCTCTGGCGTGAAGAGCTCTGGCCCCCAGCAGACGATGGCCGCCGCCTGATACTGGTCGAGATCAAGAAGTTTCTGGATGTATCTCCAGATGAGATACTCGCACTCGTGGCTGGCGAGGCGGATCTGTTCCTTCGGCGGGTTCTTCACGCAGTAGCGAAGCAGATACTCGGTCGGTCCAAACAGGTCTCCGGTCTTCTGGTGGGCCTCTCTCATCGCATAGGCATGCTCGAGATACTGCCGTCCGTCAAGTGCCTGCTCGATCGATGCCGACTCCTCTGGCGTCACCTCGGAGCGCTTCTTTTTTCGCACCCCGGTCTTGGCATAGCGGGTGCGGACGACGCTCATGCGAAGCTCTCTGCGAGATTGAGCACCTTCTCAGACACGTCGAGTCTGACCGAGTCCTTGAATTCTCCCATGATGCGGGCGTCGAGCTCGAGCGCCTTGAGCTTGGAGGGAACCTTCACCGACGTCGTGCCGTCAGTGGAGGTTCGCACCTCCTCGGCGAGTTCTGACTCCTCGTCGATGTCGGCGATCGGGGTGCGAACAAGTCTGGCGAGGAATTCGCGCTTCTCGTCGAGACTCAGAAAGCGCTTCTGCTGGGCGCGCTCGGCCACGCGGGCCTTGAGTTCCTCGACGTAGGTCTTGGCATGTTCCTTCTGGAGAATGATTCCGCCGGCCCGACAGGCAGAACCCGCCGTGATCTTCCCGTTGTATTTGGCCGCGATGACGTCATCGAAGGCGAGAAGATAGGCCCGATACATCGGGAGCCCGTCGAGCACGTGGAGCTCAATGAACTCTCGCTGCTGAGGGGTGAGTCGTCTTGCTGCTCTGCTCGCCATGGTCAGAAGATGGCCGTGTCACTCCTTCGAAGTAAACGCATCTCTGCTGAGAAGAATCCCGGCCCTCGCGATGAGCGGGGCGTCGCAGGTCTGCAGGGTCAGTCGGGTCCTGGGCCAGATCTTCTTCGCGGCATCCAGAAGTTGCCGCTTCCTCGCAGAACGCTCGCGGCTTCTCTGTGACTGCTCGATGGTCAGATTCATCCACTTCAGAAGTGAGAGCTCGACGAGCTCAGACCCGCCGTGCATGAGAGCCGCCCCGCACACCAGCTTGTAGTTTCCATAAAGCACTGCCATGAAGGCAGCAGACCGGTTCTCGCCCGCGAACTTCGGGATCTGCTCGATGAAGAGATGGGATGCCTTGTTCATTTTTTCTCGAACAAGCTCTACCACTTCCCGGTCTGTCTCGGGCATCTGGTGCAGACTCACGATGGCCATCGACTCTGGATCGAGGACGGCGATTGCCCCGTGCCTGCCCGGATCTACCCCGATCACGTGTTTCATGGCTCGGACGCTACATCAGAATGCCATCGAGGCACACCTGGAGTTTCTTTGGAGACAATCTCGGGCATAAGTAGTTCAGAATACAGGACAAGACTAAGTGGAAGATCTAGAATTACTCAAATATCATTAAGTCACAAAGATAAGTAGTTAATATAGAATATATTAGAAAGAAGTTAATAGGTATTTGAATGCTTTTCTGTTTTTTTAGATTTCAACCACTTTTTTTGCATGCCTAAAAAATTGCCCCGTTATAGCTTTTCCCATTTTGTTCGATTACCGGATCATTTTGTCATAAGTCATTTGTGGTCAACAACTACTTTCTGTGCCATGGGCAGTCGTGTGAAAAAACAGTTCTGGCACCCGCCATTCCGTGCTACGATGCCCCTCTGACACCATGAAGACTCCATCTGACCACATCACCGTTCACTTTCCCATGACCGGCCGCACTCTTCGGCACTCCAGTCACGTCTGGCGACGAGCCCGTCCCTCGCGTCCCATGGCCTACATGGTCCTTCTTTTCTTCACCAGTCCGCCCGAGTCGCTCGTCCATGACACGGCCCGGCGCTGGCTTCGACAGTTCTGGTCGTCTGCCCGACTCAACTGGCAGGCCACCATGGCCGCCATGTTCGGAGTCTCCTGGATCAGGCAGCAGGACGAGCGAGTCCTGGCCCTCCGTGCCGCCTCTGAGCGCGACTGCCCAGCGATAGAGGATTCGCACGACCGGTTCATCATTCCGTTCATCCTCACGATGATCGGACAGGTCCCGCTTCGGGGACTTCTTGAGCTCATCAGGGAGAACCGGGGACAGTGGGATTCTGACCGCTCCGACATCCTTCGGCTTCCCGGCGCCGTCGACTTCTGTCGCGACATCGACTGCATTCTCGAGGGCCGGTCTGATGACGTCAGTTGGGCCAGATCTTCTGAGAACCTGCACGACCGATCCCATGTCTCTGGAATCAATCACCGACAGATGCGCTCTCTTCGCGCCGGCGACTCGGTGCTTCTTGACCCGCTCTCGCGCGGCCTTTCACTCAGGGAGCTTGAGCGACGCTGCCAGGCCATCGCGCTGCGCGAGTCTGACGACCGCCATCTCTACTCGGTCTCGACAGTCGAGATGCCCGAGACTGGAAAACTCTGCGTGGCAATTCATCGCAGAAGTTAATCACGTTCCTGTTTACATCGCAGAAGTTGCGGATTAAATGGCAGCCTGTCATGAAAAAGACACAACCACAGAAGGGCCCAGTGACGGCCGACCAGATTCCCGACGCTCCCCCAGTTGATCGCGGAGTCATGAAGTCCCCCTACAATCACCGGACACGCAGTCTCGTTCGGACATTCATCGACACATTCGAGGACGAGGCGGCCAAGCGCCGTCTCCGTTCCCAGATGCGCGACCTCGCCACGTTCACCCAGATCCGCGACTACATGCTGCTCCTCGTCTCTTCCGAGACCATCGATGCTCTCATCGTCTCATGGTTCGACGACGGAATGAAGGACGACTGACATGCACGTTCTCGCGATGATCGGTCTCGTCGTTTCCTGGGCAGGTCTCCTGTTCTTCGGCGGCTGGCTCGCATTCAAGGAAAAAAAATGATCTCGACCGTTCTTGCCATCCTCATGTCGCCACTTCCGACTGTCATTCGAGCATTTCGTGGCCGTCTCAAAAGTCTGGAGGCGCGAATACTCTCACTCACAGAATGAACAACATGACTGACAAAGAACGAAAACAGGAGATCGAGCGACTTCGCGAGATTCTTCGAAAAGGAAAATTCACCGTCGTCGAGATGGCATCGATTCGAGGCCGCATCGGAGGATTGGTCGGCGCAGGACATCCCGGACGTCGACTCGGAGGAATACGTGGGGCCGAGGCTCGCTGGGGAAAGACTCGCAAGAGCTCGGACCGGCGAAAGGATCCCGCGTCACCGAGAGACAAGAGGAAGAAGTGACGCCGACCCGTGCCGGGCGAGGGAGCTCCGATCGTCGTGGGTTTCGATCCCTCCCTCCCCGGCCAAAACTTTTTTGAAAAAAAAAGATTCGCATGTGGCTGGCAGCTTGTTAGTATCCTCTCTGTCATGAGTCATAAACCCGCAATAGCCACAGGCTCTCCGTGTGCAGTCAAGATCAACGGAGAATTCACGCCAGCGACCTACGTCGACTGGTCAGACAAGTATAACCTGCCGATCGTGATGGTCGAAGGACGTCGCATGTATCGCCGCATCTTCGATGCCGGCGCGACCGGCGTCCTGCGAGCCAGTTCTTCCAAGAAGACCGTGCCGCTGATCGACAGGCTGCCTCCTCCGCCGGCTCCGTCCGAGTCAGACCGCCCGAGTCTGCTCGCGATGAACCGCGTCCGAGTCGTGCCACTCAACACGCGACTCCGCGAGGGCGACATCATCGACCACTACGGGGCCCGCGCCACCGTCGTCCGCGTCAGCGACTGCTCGGCAGACATCGAGCTGCCTCGTCAGGCGCGCGAGATCACGACCAGAGACGGCGACAGCCGGACGGTGATCGGCAGCCCGCGCGTCATCCGCATCAGCCCCAACTCCGAACTTCCGATCCTCGGACGCCGATGAAGATCACCGACACCACGCCCTGCCTCGAGGTCTATCTCGACGAGGAGACCGGCCATGCGGCTCGCCTGATCGTCGACCGCGAGGGAGAACTGTTCGGCGAACCAGGGAGATACTGGATCGCCTACCGGCTCGGCCACGGTAACGGCCAGGACATCACCGAGTTCTCGGCGCACAGGACTCGCAAGAGTGTTAAGGCGTTTCTTCGCGGCATCCGCCAGGCCAGAATGAGGAAGGCAGCATGAGCGACCCCAAGCCACATCCCAAGTTCATCGGCACTTTCACCCTCAGTCCGACCGAGGCGTGGGAGAGCTACCGTGACACGCTGTTCGCGCACCACATCGAGGACATGCCTGACCACATGGACTCGGCGCTTCATCTGGCCTTCATGGTCGGACTGTCGCATGGCGCGATGCTGCAGGGCGAGCTCGCCCGCGGCTGCGTCGAGTTTGTCAATGACCGCATCCACGAGATGCTCGATCCCACGAAACAATGAGCACATCCGAAGACACCCAGAGACCGCCAGACGAGATCCCATGCCGTGGCAGCCGCCCGCGACGCACGCCAGAGGAGGACGCCGAGTGGGAGGCAGAGAAGCGCCTCGAGCACGACGCCGACCGCTGCTGCGGCCACGACTGGAGCAACATCTGACCATGGCCGAGTTCCGTCCATACCAGCAGGAGGCGGCCCGCCGACTCTCGGAGATTCTCTCTGAGCGCGGCTTCGCACTCGACGCCTCTGACACCGGCATCGGCAAGACTTTCACGGCCATTGCCACGGCACTCGAGTTCGAGGACCAGGACGGGCACATTCCGCGGATCGCCGTGATCTGCCGCGCCCGCGCCATCACAAAGTGGAAGGTCGCCCTCGGACAGTTCGGCGTTACGCCGGAATTCGTCATGAGCTGGGAAAAGGCCCGCGGCGGCCGCAACGAGGACTTCATCCCAATCCGCAACCGACTCGGCCGCGTCCGCGCCTTCAACTTTGTCATGCCCCATCCGATGATCCTCATCATCGACGAGATCCACGCCGGCGGAGGTCTCAAGAGCCAGAACGCCGAGCTCGTCATCGCGGCGCAGCGAAATCCGAATGTCCTCGTGCTCGGCCTCTCTGCGACTCCGGCAGACTCGCCCCTCAAGATGCGAGCCCTCGGCTTCTGCACCGGCATGCATCGTCTCGACAACGACTTCTGGAACTGGTGCCGCAGGAACGGCTGCGTGCGCAGTCCGTTCGGTGGTCTCTACTTCCGCAAGGGAGACCGCGACCGAGTGCTCGGCGACATCCACCGGACTCTCTTCGACGGCCCCGACTGCTGGGGACTCCGTCTCCGCAAGAAAGATCTCTTTGAGGCCGGACAGTTCCCCGAGGCCCAGACCACGGTCGAGCTGTGGGATCTTCCAGATTCCCCGCCGTCCTGGCTCGGACCCTGGCTCAGTCTGGTCGACGACGACGAGCAGGCCGACGTGGAGCGTCACGAGGGAAATCCCAGTCCCGGCATTCTCGCGATCCGAGACCGGCAGCGCGCCGAGCTCTTCAAGGTCCCGGCCCTGATCGAGGAGATCGAGGACCGGCACGAGGAGAGCGAGTCCGTCATCGCGTTTGTCCAGTTCACCAGGACGATCCAGGTCATCTCCGAGCGTCTCGGCACGATTGACCACAGGGTGCTCGACGGCAAGAGGTCTCGGCGCGACCAGGAGGCGGCCGTGCATGCCTTTCAGTCTGGCCTGGTCAGGGTCCTGGTCTGCCAGGTCGACGCGGGATCCGAGTCGATCGACCTGCACGACACGCACGGGTCGAGACCTCGCCACGTGATCGTGTTCCCGACCTACAAGGCCGTGACCCTCATCCAGGTCCTTGGTCGTGCCGTCCGATCGGGAGCCAAGAGTCCCGTCGTCCAGCGCATCGTCTACTCGTCGACCGGCATCGAGTCGAAGATAGCCCGAGCAGTGGAACGGCGACTCGAGAATCTTTCCTTACTGACAGACGGTGAACTCAACATGGAGGGAATGATATGAAAAAAATGATCGATCGAATCGTCGGCTGGCTCGACAGGGCCAGTGAGAGTCCGAGACTGCATGCCGCGGGATTCCGCTTCTGCCATGAACAGACCAGGTGGATGCGAGAAGACCGCGTGTTTCCGACACGCCATGCGGCCATGGAACACCTGCGTGACCTCACGGTCAGGGCCGCTCTCAGGAGGATGGCGTCATGACGCGGGGATTCAGTCTCAACGCCGTGCTCGCGGCCCTCTGCCTGTTCTGGGCGGCCGCCGTGTCGATCGCGATCCTGCATCTCGGATCTCGCCACCGTCCAGAGCCTGATCTCAGTCTCTGTCCGCTGTGCAGCAGGCCAGTTCCTCCGTCGCAGACAGAGTGGCAGCTTCATCCAGAGACTCCATGAACTGCCAGATCGGATCACTGCCTCGGCACCAGTATGTCTGGGTCGACTCGAGATTCACCCACGAGGAGCCGTGCGGCTTCGTGCCCGCCGTCTGGTTCGGTCTCGTCTCGATCCCGGGTCGTGCCTGGGGCTGCAACGTCGTGTTCGAGTCGGGCGCCGTCTACAGATCGGTGCCCCCGCACGCGATCGCGTTCAGCGAGAATCCCAAGACCGACTGGGAGATCGACGACGCCGAGCTGTGGGACTGCTACGGATACGACTGGCACGCGACCGAATACACCTATCTTCGAGGTCTCAAGTGCGATGCCATCATAAAGGGAGTGGATCATCCGGGCACGTATCTCTTCACGGCAGTCCCGATCGGCGACGGATTTTCCGACGCGCCCGACCAGGCGAAGGAATTCATGTTCATCTGGCTCGACAACGACCGCCTCACGATTCAGCCGACGAACCGCGTTCTCTTTGAGGACCGCAGCTTCACCGATGCGTCTCATGGAGTGCCGCGTCTTCGCCTGCAGAGCGAGATCTATTCCTGCGAGTGATCGCACAGGCCCGATGAATGAAAAAGTTTTTCTGCGCAGAAAATATGCATTTACTTGGCAGCCAGCCACGATAATGTCGCGCATGTCATGAGTATCCATCTTCGCCCAACTGTCGACGAGTATGCGATGGTCCTGGCCTGTGCCGCTGCCCTCCGTTCCGAGGATCCCAGTCGCAAGGTTGGAGCCGTCGCGCTCGATCATGAGAACCGCGTCATCGCCACCGCCTACAACGGACTCCCATCTGGATGGGACGTCGCCGACGACTGGTGGCAGAACGACGACCAACGCCGCAAGTTTGTCGTGCACGCCGAGTCCAATCTCTGCAGCCTGACCCACCGCGGAGCCGTCAGGACCGTCGCCTGCACGACGATCCCGTGCGGTCCCTGCGCGCTCAATCTCATCGCGCACGGCGTCAAGCGCGTCGTCTATGGTCTGACCTATCCGCGCGACGTCGCCGGCATGGAGATTCTCGACGAATACGGCGTCGAGCTCATCCACATGCCACTCAACCACATCAAGAGCTACATCACTCGCCTCTCCGATTCCCATGAACTCCCAGGTTGATCACACGTCACGAGGCCACTCGCGCATCAGCCCATCAAGGTTGAAGCCGCTTCAGATCTGCCCCGGCTACGAGTCCGACGACACGCCGTCTGCGGCAGCCGCTCGCGGAACCACGCTACACGAGGTCATGGACACCGGCAAGATTCCTGCCACGCTGCCAGACGAAGACCGCGAGGTCGCAGAACAGACGCTCGCCCTGCTCGCCGACGCCGAGAGTCAGTCACCCTATGAGCCCCTCAAGGAGGTCGAGCTCGACTTTCGACCCCTCAAGTTCCGTGACTTCGACAAGGGGCACGCCGACCGCGTGATCGTGCTCGAGGCCGACGCCGATCATGAGCCCGTGTCTGTCGAGCTGATCGACTTCAAGTTTGGCCGGTGGGAGGTCGACCACGTCTCAGAGAACATCCAGTTCCGGGCCTACGCCCTCGGTCTGTTCATCCTGTTTCCGACCATCGAGAAGATCCGAGTCCGCCTGATTCAGCCCGCCCTGAAGGTCGATGACACGCATCTCTTCACCCGCAAGAAGGACTACGAGGTCATCGTGTCGCAGGTCGGAGCAATTGTTCGTCGCCGCCACCGGTGGCTGGAGACACAGGACAACGACATGCTGCGTCCGCATCCAGACATCTGTGGCTTCTGTGCCCGCCAGGCCAGCTGCTCGGCGTGGCAGCGCTACATGGTCAAGCTCGCCAACGACGCAGACCTGTTTGGCCACGAGATCGCGCCTCTCACGAGTCTCGAGTCGCCAGAGACCGCAGATCCTGAGGAAGTCGTGCGCGCTTTTCGCTGGATCAAGCCCATGGAGGACTATCTCAAGAAGTTCAAGCGCTTCGTGCTGGCAGTTCACGACGCGGGTCGACTGTCCGAGGGAGTCACGATCGTCGAGAAGTCTGGGGACACCTCGATCGTCGATCCCATCGCCGCGGCGAAGCTCTTGGAGTCTGAATTTGGCGTCACGTTTGACGAATTCTTGTCGGCCTGCGATGTCTCGGTCACGAAGATCAAGCAGCTCGTGGGTCAGCACGCAAAGACCGGAGAAAAGGGCGGCATGCAGTCGCTCGCGGTCGACCGGCTCCACGAGACCGGACTAATCCAGCACGGCGCCAGAGTGCGCTATGCACAACTGAGCAGGGGGAAAAAATCATGAGCAGAGAAGAGGCAATGCAAAAATTCCACGAGGTTCTGCACGAGATGCTGCCAGAACTTGGCATCATCACCGAAGACACCGACATGCTCGACGACCTTGGGCTGCTTGATCTCGACCTCATCGAGGTGCAGCTCATGCTCGAGGAAAAATTTTCGATCCAGCTCGACGACGCGGACACTGATGCCATTGGCATCGGCAACTACCGAGTCGGCGACTGGCTCGACAGGATCATGACGATCCGAACACAGCAAGAACAACAAACCAAGGAAACCAAATAAAATGGCACTGATACAGAAACTGTCTCTCCGTCGCAAGACGGCCGAGACTCCGAAGACATCCGACGCGCCCGTCGCCGAGGAAACACCAGTCGAGACACCCGAGGTGTCCGAAACACCGCAGCCCGCTGCACAGCCCGCGAAGCGCCTGATCACCAAGAAGGCACTCGCCCCGGAACCCGATGAGGACATCATCGAGGCCGAGGTCGAGCCGGCTCCCGCGCCATCGAAGAAACTGGCGACTCGCCAGCCCATCATCGAGGCAGACGAGGACGATGTCGCATCCGAGACGGCCGTCGTGTCCTACCGCCCCATGGCGATGGGTCAGATCGACGGAGCCATCTCCGAGCGCGATCTCATGCGCCCGCGCGTCAACATGGTGCAGTCCAACAGCTCGGATCTCGAGTCGAAGGGTTTCACCGTCGGACAGATCGTCGTCAATGGCGAGGTCCTCGTGTGGGACAAGGGCTACGACCCGCTCAACCTGATCCTCATGACCGGGCGCAAGAAGTTCATCCAGCGCCTGACCGATGAAGAATACAAGGATGGCGTCACCCCGATGATCTTCGACTCGCCGAAGGACGCGGAGAGCGCCGGATTCTCGACCAACTGGGACGGCAAGGAACCTCCCACGGCCGACCCGGGACTGTTCTGCCTCTTCCTGCTCGAGCAGCCCGAATACATCGAGCCAGACCCGATCTTCAGCCTCGAGCACGCGGAGCGCAGGTTCTGTCTGGCCGAGATGAAGTTCACCGGCGTCAACTATCGTGCGGCCACGGCGGCGCGCTGGCTGATGACTCAGTCGCAGACCAGCCTGATCCCCGATACCCGCATGTTCATGCTCGGACTCACCTGCAGCCGTGAGAAGCAGAAGTCCGGCAACATCGTGACCGTGGCCAACTTCAAGAATCTCGGACGCCACAAGGATCCGGGCTTCGCCGAGTGGGTCCTCAGTCTGGGATAAACATTTGGGTGACCGGGCGTCCTCTTTGCAGTGGCGCGCCCGGCAGCTCATGACACCCGCGCTGGCAGACCGCGGCCAAAACGTCTGCCCCACTTTCATGCTTCTTCCGCATCTTCCATTTCATGTCCACCGTGTCCTCGTGACCGACTGCGAGTTCAAGAAGAACCGCCAGCCGATCGGGGTCATCTACAGGTTTCTCGCGAACCTCACCGATGTCGCGACGATTCCTCGTCTCGACGTCACCAATGTCATCATCGGGGGACCGACGACCAGGTCTGAGCCGTGGATCTGGCGGGCCGCCGCCGAGAATCCGGCCGTCTGTGTCTCTGTCGAGGAGACGTCCGACGCCGGCGCGACTTCTCTCGAGGCCGAGGCCCGCAAGGCCTGGCAGTCGATGGCCGAAGAGTTTCAGCGCCGCGGACACTGGATGTCGCTCATTGGACTCCATGAGGACATCGTCATGCGGGCCGCCGAGCCGTTCCATCTGCGCGCCATCGAGATCCGCACGATGCATGACGACATGCTTGCTCGCATGTTCGCGACCGGCTCTGCTGAGATCGCCAGGGTCGCGTCGATGCTGCACTCGATCGAAGAAAAACAGCAGGACCGCGAGCCAGAATTCAAGAGCACGCTCCAGAGATTCATGTGGCCCGTGGTCGATGAGCTTCCAGACTGGGCCCAGAGCAGATATGACGAGGCACTTGCCGGAGGCTACACCGTCCTGCAGAGCCGCTTCGCGCCACAGGAGGAGATGAGCGAATGACCAGAGATCACGTCGCCGTCGACTTTGAGAGCAGCTTCTTTCCCAAGAAGAGGATCGGGCTGCGCGACATGGGTGTCGACCAGTATCTGCGGCATCCCGACGTCGAGATCTACCTCGTGGCAGTCCATGCCGAGGAGGGCTCGTTTGTCGGCCATCCCTCAGAGTTTGACTGGGCATCGATCAACGACCGGACCTGGGTCAGCCACAACGCCGCGTTCGATGCCCGCGTCTGGCGACGCTATCAGGAACTGCATCCAGAGGTCCAGGACATCGATCCATCGGAATGGCACTGCACCGCGAATCTGTCATGCTGGCTCGGGCATCCCAGAGATCTCAAGAAGGCCTGCCTCGCAATGTTCAACGTCGACGTGTCGAAGGATGCCCGCAAGAAGATGGAGAACAAGACCCACCGAGAACTGCGGGTCAGTCCCGACTGGCGAGAGGTGGTCGAGTATGCCGAGCGCGACGCCGAGTGGTGCTGGAAGATCTGGGAAGCCCACGCGCATCTGTGGCCAGACGCCGAGAAGAAGATCAGTCTCATGACCACCCTGCAGTGTCTGCGTGGACTTCCCGCCGACCGCGAGTATCTCGACCGGTCGATCCAGACGCTCGACCGCGCCTGCTGGGAGGCACGTAACCTCCTGCCCTGGGCCAACGGAAAAGCCGAGGAGCGTGCCGTTCTCTCTCCGATCGCCGTCGCCGAGGAGTGCCGCAAGCTCGGGATCACGCCACCCAAGTCGCTCGCCGAGGACTCGACCGACTGCCAGCGCTGGGAAGATGAGCATCCCGAGATCCCGTGGGTGCGCGAGATGCGCCGGTATCGCAAGGCCAATCTTCTCATGACCAAGCTCATGACGATGCGTGACCGCATCCGCCCAGACGGCCGGATCGACTTCAGCCAGAAATACTGCGGAGCCCACACCAAGCGCACCAGCGGAGACCAGGGCTTCAACGTCCAGGGATTCCAGCGAGATCCTTTCGAGGGTGTCGACATGCGCCGCGCCATCCACGCGATGCACGGCGGCCAGATCGTGATCGCCGACCTGGCACAGATCGAACCGCGGACCCTTGCCTGGCTCGTCAACGATGAGCGCAAGATCGAGATGATCAACCGTGGCATCTCGGTCTACCAGGTCCACGCGATTCAGACACTCAACTGGAAGGGCGCCAGCCTGAAGAAGGAGGATCCCAATCTGTATGCCATGTGCAAGATGCGTGTCCTTGGTCTTTCTTACGGCTGCGGCGCCGAGCGCTTCGTCGATTACTGCTGGAACCAGTATGGTCACCGAATCTCTCTCAGAGACGCCAAGCTGCAGGTCGGCGACTTCCGCCGCAAGGAGCGGCTCATCGTGGATTTCTGGAACCGCATCCAGCGCAGGTTCGAGACGTCCGTTGGCCAGGACCTCGAGATCGACCTGCCGTCATGGAACACGATGCGCTACCGCGACGTCCGCCGCGACAAGGGGCAGCTCACCGCCACCCTGGCGACCGGCCGGGTCAACCGCATGTGGGGAAGTCTTGGAGTGGAAAACATCATCCAGGCGACGGCCCGCGACTGCTTCTACGAGAAGCTTCTCAAGATCGAGGAGGCCGGAATCCCGACTCTCTTCGCCGTGCACGACGAGGTCGTGACCGACGAGATTCCCGCCGACCAGGTCGACGACGCCCTCGAGACCGTCAGAGAGATCATGGCCCAGGAATGTGAATGGATGCCAGGAATCGCTCTCGACTCGGAGGCCCACGCGAGCCCGCACTATCTCAAATGAACCCAAACCACAACACCAAGAAGTCACCCGACATCGATGAGGTCAACATGCGCGACATGCTTGTCATGTTCTGCGCCGCCGGAATCCTATCGGGCAAGATCAGCGTCAACCCAACCAAGGCCATCGATCTCGCGATCGAGGCGGCCGACCACTACCTCGAGAAGAGGGCCCAGTCATGACCGAACCAAGATCACTCCCAGATCCGCTGCCGCACTTCACCGTCATGGCCGTGCCCTATGATCCGATCACAAGGATGGTCGCGATGATGTGGCGCGGCGACCGCGTTCGCTCTGCCAAGAACTGCCTGTCGACCCCGGCGGGACTTCTTGAGCACGGCGAGCCGTTCGAGGAGGGTCTTCTTCGTGAACTTCGCGAGGAAATGGCGATCGAGCCAGACAACTGCTTCCGTGTCGAGTTTCAGACGATCTACCGCAATGACAATGGGGATGGTCTGGACTGGGTGATCGGTGTATGGTCTGTCGCCGTCCGTGATCTCCAGCTCGCCGCCCGCAACGTCGAGCCCGACAAGCACGACTACCTTGTCTTCATGTCACTCGATGATCTCGCCTCGCCCAATCCCATGCTTGACGGAAAGCCGGCGATGTTCGCGAGCTCTCTTCAGCCAGTTCTCAGGACCGTCGCCAAGCGCCTGATCCAGACCCTATGAAGCGCCACCCGATCATTGTCCTTGAGGGACCCGACGCCGTCGGCAAGACGACGTGGGGACGCGAATACATGCGCCAGACCGGGGCCCGCTACCTGCATCTGCCGCTGCGCAAGAGAATGTATGAGCATCAGGCGATGTCTCTCGCCCTGGCAGTCCACTGGTCGATCGAGAAGCCCGTCTTGATCGACAGACACTGGCCCTCGGAGCAGCTGTATGCCGCCGCCTACCGTGGCGGGTCACCGATCTCTGCCGAGGCCGCCGTTCTCGATCGGGTCATGTCGTGTCTCGGAGTGACCTATGTCGTCTGTCTGCTCTCGAGTCCCGAGCGGATGTTTGAGTCGCTGCGTCGCTCCCGCGAGGAACGTCATGAGATGTATGAGCCAGACGACCGCTACCGCGACCTGGTCTGCTGCTATTTTGACTGGTGGCACGGAACCGACCACACCACGACCAATCTCGGCCACTGCGAGACACTACGTGGATTCGGCAACGCTCGTCCCCTGATGGCGCACCTCTATGACTACGAGCAGATGGGACAGACGTCTCATGACATGTCCATGCACGTCCAGGACGTCCAGGACATTGCCTCGGCCATGCTCGAGGCGACTGACTTCAACGTGCATGCCGAGGACCTCGTGAAAGACCGCATGCTTCTTCTCAACGAACTGAATCTCATCAAATGAACAACGACAAGATCCCAAAGACCGCCACCGAGGCGTGGCTTCAGCTCATCGCAGACGTGTCTCTCAACGGCCGTCGATACAGTCCACGCGGCATGCCGGTCCGCGAGATCATCAACAACACGGTGGCAGTCGACATGGCCTTTCCGGTCGTTCTGACAAAGAAGCGCCGGCTGAGCTACCGCTTCATGGCGGCCGAGGCCTGGTGGATTCTTGCCGGCCGCCGCGACGTCGAATCGATCGGACGATACTGCTCGGCGATCAAGAAGTTTTCCGACGACGGGGAGACATTCTTTGGGGCCTACGGACCCAAGATCGCGCGGCAGGTCGAATACGTCGTGAACACGCTCAAGAGAGATCGCGACACGCGCCAGGCAGTTCTCACGATATGGAGAGAGAATCCGCCGCACACGAAGGACGTGCCCTGCACGGTGGCAGTCCAGTGGCTGATCCGCGACGGGCTGCTCCACTGCATCGACACGATGAGGTCGAGCGACGTCTGGCTCGGGTTTCCGTATGATGTCTTCAACTTCTCGATGCTGTCGTGGCACATTCTCGAGGCACTGCGCGACGAGGGTATGGACCTGCAGCTCGGCACCCTGCATCTCAACGCCGGATCTCACCACATCTACGAGAAGGATCTCGAGACCCTTTCCGGCTGGCACAACCACGACTGGTCAGAGGGACATGACTTTGATGCCGTCGCCGGCCACCGGATCGAGCATGGCTTTGTCCACGGCTACCTTGCCGCGATCATCGGTGAGTATTCTGTCACCCCAAATCTCAACGAGCCTCATGGATTTTTCAAGTCCTTTGAGGATCGTCTCCTGAACACAAACAACCAACCCACAAAATAAAACGTCATGGCAAACAAAAGAGGAAAAACCGTAGACACGACATTCTTGTCGCTCGACACCGCCGAGAAACGCGGATTCTTGCATCGCGACTACATCGCCCACTGTCTGAGATGGAGCCACATCATGCGCCGCCTGTCAGAGGGCAAGGCCTATGCCGAGGCGACCATTCTCGACGTCGGCTGCGGCCGCGAGCTCCCGATGGCGAAGACGCTCTACAGCTCTCGCTACATCCCGAAGCGCTACATTGGGATCGATGTCGGACCGATCCTCGACGAGGCCATCCAGGTGTTCCACTCGGGCAAGTTCCCGCTCGAGGTCTACGAGAAGACTGACATCTGCGAGGCGACCGACGAGTTCGCGAACCAGGTCGACATCATCGTGTGCCTCGAGGTCCTTGAGCACGTCGAACCAAGCCACATGCTCCGCATGCTCGACTCATTCAGAGAGATGCTGAAAAAGGGCGGCCGGGCGTTCATCTCGACCCCCTGCTGGGACGTCAAGACCTGCGCCGACAACCACGTCAACGAGATGCGTCACGACACCCTCGGGGCCGTCTTTGAGCGCGAGGGCTGGATGATCGAGGCCGTCCACGGGACATTCGCCTCGATCAAGGACTACAAGGAAGAATTCACGCCGGCCCAGCGCGAGATCTTCGAGCGTCTTCGCGGCTACTACGACACCAACTACCTGGCCACGATCTTTGCCCCGATGTTCCCGCGGCAGTCCCGCAACTGCATCTGGGAGATCGTCGATTCTGGGAAGAATCCCGAGCTCGTGGAGTCCTACGAGTGCCAGTATCCCGAGATCACCGAGGTCGCCGAGCCCTGGGGGTCGTCAGAAAACTGGAAAGAACTCGCTCGGTGAGATCCTCGTTTCACAATAGCAGCCAGCCCACCTACAATCGAGCCCGTCATGAGCCTCGCCCACACCACCGTCATCTTCCTGCAGAACCCATGGTTTCCGCCTGAGACAGATCCAGAGATCCTGCAGTCATACCAGCACGATGTCCACTTCCGCCGCGAACTTCTCGCGACGACGATGACCGGACGTCGCCTTCTTGGCCTGTTCGGCCCGATGTTTCACGACATCTGGTGGGACAACGCCCATCCTCAGCCCCTGCTCGGCGACCACCGGGCCGCCGGAGATCCCGACCACGAGCACATGCTGCGAGTCATTCTCGAGCAGCGCCCGAAGACCATCGGGGTTCTCGGAAGGCGCGCGGCCGCGGGCATTGACCGGCTTCGACAGGAGATGCCGCTGTTTTTCTGGGATGACCAGTTTCTGGGAGCCCGCATCGTGGAAGCCCGGCATCCCAATGCCATGGGCTGCACGACCGAGGAACTTGAGAAGTTCAGCAATGTCATCATCAACCGCTCCATCGGCTGCGTCGGAGTATGAAGTTCCCGTGCATCACGAATCTCGTCACGCAGGACGTGGAGATGCTCAGGCCCTGGGAGTTTGTTCCCGAGGTGCCCAAGTTCAAGACCAAGCGACTCTACAAGGAATGGCTCGCGCAGGACACGACCGAGCACTGCCTCTATTGCGGCTTCACGGGGCTCATCCCGAGCCTGCGGCTGCACAAGGACGCAAATCCGGTCCATTCCATCCACGCCCTGGTGGCCGACTACGATTCCGAGATTGACATCTCTGACCTCGAGTCGATGCTGGGCAGGTGCGATGCCACTCCGCCGACCTGGGCCCACAGGACACCATCCGGGGGAGCCAGACTGGTGTGGATTCTGGACCGCCCGGTTCTTGTCGCGTCGGGATCTGTCCTGATCAAGACGCTCAGGGCGGCGGCCAAGTCGCTCGACCTGCGTGGCCTCCTGCCCGGCTTCGACTTCGACTCGGCCTTTCTCAACCCGACCATCTACTACGACGTCGGCCGCGACTGGATGGAGATCGATGGGGCCCCTCCTCTCGATGCCGCGGTCGTCGAGGGCTGGATGCTGAAGTCGTCCGAGTCGGTCAAGTGGACCGGCGACTCGATCCCGCTCGACGTGCTCGAGAACGAGCTCCATCAGCGCTTTCCCGGTCGCTGGAACGGACCCTTTGTCGAGGGATCTCGAGGAGTGCGGTTCTGGGACCCGATGGCAGACAACCCGACTGCCGCGATCGTCAGACCGACCGGGATGCAGTGCTTCACCGGCTCGTCTGGCTTCGTGCCGTGGTCGAAGATCTTTGGAAGCCGCTTTGTCGAGCAGTTCACATCGAGCAGGCTCAGCGAGGTGATCGACGGGGTCTGGTATGACGGCAAGAACTACTGGTATCAGTCGGCCGACGGCAAGTGGGAGGCGCGCGCCGAGAGGGAGATGGGCCGGTGGCTCAAGGTCGAGCAGGGACTGGCGGCTGAAAAGGAAAAGAACGCGACCTTCTCTGAGGTCGAGCACGCGCTCTACACGGTCGACCAGCACAGGCGCGTCGTGGGAGCGGCCCCGTTCGTCTACCTGCCGCCGGGCATGATCGAGTTCATGGGCAAGCGAGTCCTCAACACGGCCAGGGTCATGCCGCTCAGGCCGGCCGAATCGGTCGCCGACTGGGGAGACCGCTTTCCGTGGCTCAGTGGATTTCTTGAGAAGTTCTTTGACAACGACGAGCAGCTGCTCTATTTTCTGTCGTGGCTCAAGAGGTTCTACTGCTCGGCGCTCGACGGGGCCCCGAAGCAGGGACAGGCCCTGTTCATCGCCGGTGAGCCCGGGCAGGGCAAGACCCTGCTGTCCAACAGGATCGTCTCTGGTCTGGTCGGAGGTCACCAGGACGCGACCCAGTTTCTTCTGGGAGCATCCTCGTTCAACAAGGAGCTGTTCCACCACGGCCTGTGGTCAGTCGACGACGCGACGCCCGGCGACAGCTCGGCAGACCACAAGAAGTTCTCGAGCCTGCTCAAGAAGGTCACGGCCAACACGACCTTTGAATACCATGCCAAGTTCCAGGATTCGGTCATGGTCGAGTGGACTGGCCGCGTGATCATCACCGGAAACCTCGATGCCGAGTCGCTCCGCATCCTGCCTGATCTCGACACGTCAATCCTTGACAAGATCATGCTCTTCAGGGCCGCCACCGTCGACAAGATGTTTCCAGAGAGGCACGTCCTCCAGGACACGATCATCCGAGAACTTCCCTATCTCGCCGCGTGGCTGGTCGAGTTTGACGTGCCAGAGGAATGCATCTCAGAACAGGCGCGCTACGGGATCCGTGGATACCACCATCCAGAACTGCGGCTCGCGGCCGGCGAGAGCACGGACGCGGCAGTCCTCGACGAGGTGTTGTCGGCCTTCATGCTCGAGAGATCTCGCAACGGCGAGAACGAGGCATGGTCTGGAACCGCGACAGCTCTCATGCAGGACATCTTCCTCTATGACAGCCTGCGCAACATCGTCGGGCGCAACTCGGCAAGGTGGTTTGGCATCCAGCTCGGCAAGCTCGAGGCCCAGGGCCGCGGAGTGGTCTCGGTTCGAATCGGGGGCAAGAAGTCCTACACGATCTTCCCCGAGGGGGCCAAAAAGTAGCCCTCCGAGGGCCCCAAAAAAAGTTGAAAAAAGTTTCATTCTGGGGTTTACACGTGCCTGGCAGCCAGCTATATTAGCCCTCGTTATGAGCAATACTGCAAACACAACTACGGCCCAGGTCCTCCTGGGAGAACTGAACGACACCCGCCTCCGTGAGCTCGCCCCGGCGATCTTCGCGAAGAAACCTGCCCCTGACGTCTCCGAGCGCTACACGTTCGTGAGCACGTCCGAGGTCCTCCCGGTCCTGCGCGACCACGGCTTCGTGCCGGTCAACGCGCGCCAGCGCCGCGAGGCCGGGATCACCGGGCAGCACCGCGTGGAGCTGTTTCACCGCAACCACCTCGAGAAGCTGCAGTCGGGCAAGATGGAGTCCGCCCCGCGCGTCATCCTCGAGAACAGTCACGACCGCACACGCCGTCTGTCTGCCATGGCCGGTTTCTACCGCCTGGTCTGCAGCAACGGCATGGTCGTCGCCTCGGGCATGGCCTCGAGTTTCGTCGCGACCCACGTGTCGCTCGATTCTGAGGCCGTCCGCTCGATGATCGCCAACATGGCCAAGCTGCTCGATGAGTCCGAGGGCCGCGTCGAGGCCTTCCGCGAGCGGAAGCTGAACAAGATCGAGCAGAGCATGTATGCGCGCTTCGCGATCGAGGCCCGCTACAAGGGTTATGCCGACATGCCCATCGAGGCCAAGGACGTTCTCGTCGCCCGCCGCGACGTCGACAAGCACGACGACCTCTGGACCGTGTTCAACCGCGTCCAGGAGAACGTCATCAAGGGCGGCATCGAGACTCGCCTGGGTCGTCGCAGCCGCGGGGTCACGTCCTTCCACATGGACACCCTCGTCAACCGCCGCCTCTGGGCCGGTGCCGAGGCCCTGCTCGCCGGCGGGACCCACGGCCTCCAGAAGTTCCGCAAGGAGATGCTGGCCGCCGAATAATCCACGAAAACCTCAGCCAAGGGGGCCCTCCGGGGCCCCCTATTTTTTTTTCATTTTTTTTGCTTTTTGGGGTTTACTTGGCTGCCAGCCATGGTAGACTAGGTCCTGTCATGAACACATCCAACATCATCGAAAAAATCCGCAACCTCTTCAAGATGGCCGATCCCTCGAGCGGGGCCACGGCCAACGAGATGGAGGTCGCTCTCCGCAAGGCACGCGAGCTGATGACGCGCCACGGCATCGAACAGATGCAGGTGGGCGAGGCACGCGAGGCCGAGACCATCAACAAGGTGTCCGTCAACACCGGCCGCAAGAAGCGCGACGAGGATCGCTGGATCCCCGCCGTCATCCACCAGGTCTTCGACGTCAAGGTCGTCTACTCGGCGCAGTGGGACTCGACCGTCGGCCGCTCTGGCGGCTACCGGCACGTCTACATCTTCGTCGGGGAGTCGCTCGACATCGAGGCCGCCCGCATGGCGCTGCCACTCGTCTATGACGCGATGAAGACCGGCCTCAACCACCACCTCAAGATGACTGGCAAATCGTGGAACACGACGACGGCCAACTCGTTCTTCCGCGGAGTCGCCGATGGATTCATCAACGAGTCGACCCATGGCCGCCAGGCCGCGATGCGCCGCTTCAAGAAGGAGGAGCAGGACCGCTTCGCGATCGTGATCGCCGACAAGAAGAAACGCATCAAGGACTGGGTCGACCAGAACATGGACCTCCGCTCGAGCCGCAGCCGCAGCCGCGCGAGCCACGACGCCGGCGCCCACGAGCACGGCAAGCAGGTCGGGGCCTCGATCGACTTCACCTCCAAGATCGCCGCCTGACCATGACCGCCCTCCGCGTCATCAACTCGGTCGAGCCCCTGCTCGAGGCCCACGTCAAGATGGCCCGCCGCCACGGATTCGAAGAAATTCGGATCCCGGTCGGCCGGGCGGTCTCGGTCATGAACGAACTGCGCCGTCTGAAAGAGACCATCCGCCGCGAACAGCGACCGCGTCCCTTCATGCGCGACATCCACCCCGTCTGATCATGGACCCCGACATTCTCATCATCCTGCGGGCGTTCATCCAGATCGCCTGGAACTTCTGGCCAGCCCTGGTGTTCATCGCACTGGGGCTGGCCGTGGTCCTGGCCTGGGAACGGGCAGACCGAGACTAGCCGCCGCGGATCACGTCTCGCATCGTCTCACGAATGGTGCGCTTCCACTCCTCGTCGTTGGGAAAGTCCTTTCTGGTGATGCCCATGCGGTCGCGCAGGTAGGCGATGGTCTTGCGCTTGTCCTCGGAATAGAGGCCGAAGTCAAAATTGCCATCGTCATCGGTGTAGCGGGGGTTGTAGCCGGGCATGAATCTGGCCCCCGACAGAGGAGCCTGATCAGACACCGGGACCGCGACTCCGGCAAGACTCTGGTCATCCTGGGATGATCCGGGCATGAATCTGGCTCCTGGTTTTTGAATCTTTTCAAAATCTGCCGGCTTCATTTCTGGGTCTTGCATCTTGGCAAAATCTACCGGGGGTCCTCCTTCTCTTGTCAGTAATCCGCCAAGTATTCCATAAACCATGGCATTCCCGGTCGTGGGTTTTCTGAATGGCTCAATGATCTTGTTGACCTGCCGAACCAATGACGGAAGATCGGATCCGTCCGTCACTATTTCTCCGGGAAGTTTGATTGAGTATCCAGCAAAATCTCCTTCGATGTATACCTGAAGAATTTTTTTATTTCCCGAAATCCAGGCATGCAGTTGCACGTCTCCCATTTTTTCGTTTCCAAGCGTCGTCATACTTGTCGAATGATCACGTGGATCAGGGGGAAATATTCTTTCAAGGTCAGACCGTTTCGCCCTTGTGTTTTTGATCTGGATGGGTATTTTCAGGGGCTCTGGCTTGTCGTCGGGAATATCAAATTTGTTGAACGGTTCAGGTTCAGGGGGATTCAGATCAGTGAGCATCTCTGCTTGGGTTCTTGGATAGACGTCGGGATAGATGGTTCCCTTTCCAAGTGAACCGACGCCTCCCTGAGGAAGATCCATGGAGTTTCTCACGAAGCCCATCTGAGAGAATTTGGTCACGTCGATCCGGTCAGGAAACACCCCGACTGCCGGAATCTGACCCTCATACGCAACGAAGCCGTTGAATCCGGCCGCTTTGATCACGTCGGCGTAGATCTCGATGTCCTCCCATCCCTGGTCGACGTTCTTTCCGGCCTGTTTGATTTTTTTGATCATTGCGTCTGGGCCGTCTTCAAGAACGTCCTGAAACAGCTCGCTCTCATCTGCGGTCTTGTATACCTTCTTGAGATCCTTGGGGTCAGTCGGGTCAAAGATGTTTTCGTCCTTGAGTATTCCCTGAAATACGTTTGGGCCAAAATCCGTCGCCAGGATATAGGAGGGGCTTAAAAAGGTCACCTCCACGCCCTCAGAACCGTATATTGGGCGTCTTCCGCGGCGTTTATTGAATGGATCTTTTCTCTTGGTTCCGTGGTAAAAGGTTCCCTCAATTGCCGCGGGCATGAATCGGGCCGTGTTTCGATATGTCTCGCCAGGATCCTCTTCCAGCTTGAGTCTTTTTTCAACGGCCGTGTCTTTCAACTCCTTGAGCATCTTTCGAGTCGGATTTCCCTCATACCAGAGAGTCTTGCCCATTTGGCGAACACGCACGAGACCGCGATCCTTGAGGTCGTCGTAGTTCACGCGGCGAAGTTCGGCCAAGTCCTCTGGAAAGATGTCAAGGTGGTCGTCGACGTTGACCCAACCCTTTGGGGAAAGCCAGGCCGATTCGCCCTTGAGCCGGTTCTCGATCTTGGCATTCTTTACGATCCGGTCCACGATCGACGCCTTGCTTGCCGGCATGAACCGGGCGCCGGGTCCGGGTCCGCCCTCAAACTCCTCGATGTCGCGCAGATCCTTGTCGACCATTCGGCCATAGGCTCGCTCGTCTCGGGCGTCGTTGATCGCCTCGAAGGCGTCCATGAGCTCTCCGGCATTCTTGAACTTGCTGAAGAGGAGCTCGTTGGTGTTGTGGATCGCGTTGTTGAGCCGGTCGATGCGGAAGATGATGTCGCGCGGAGTCCCGGCCGCGGCCAGTCCCCTCAGATGTTCGGTGATGTTGTTCCACACGTCGTTGCGCCGCTTCATGTCAGAGCGATACGTCTGGCGCATCAGCTCGTCGAGGGCGGCCGGATCATTGGCCGCGGCCTCCAGGACGTCGTCTGTGACACCCTCGTCGACCCGACCCCTGCCGATGTATTTCTTGATCTGGTCTGCAACCAGGGGCCCGATCGTGTCAAGATACTTCTGCCGGTAGGCGGTGAGATATTCGCGGGCGAGCTCCCGGCCGTAGTCAGACTTGATGCGGCCCTGAGACTCGAGAGTGGCGATGTGATAAAAGTTGTAGAGCGTCGTCGGCGTGATGCCGGGCATGAACCTGGCTCCGGGTCCCTTGCCGCCGCCCTCGTCCGGTGGATTGTTCTCAAGAAACTCGCTGATCTTGTCGTAGAACGCGTCGAGCATGTCCGAGGGCTCGCGATACTCGCCCGGGTCGAGCATGAAATAGCCGACCGAGTCCTCCATGCCGGGCTCGACGTAGATGTTGACCCTGGTTCCTCCGAGTCCAGAGGCGATCGGCTCAAACGTGTATTTGCCGAGCGACGTCGTCTCGTCGTTCATCAGGGCCTCGGCGGCCTCGTTGATCATCTGCGTCGTGATCTTAGGAGCCTCAGGTTTCGCGTCTACCTTGGCACCAAGCACGCTGAGTCCCTCGTAGACGGCGGCCTCAAGGTCGATCGGATCCATCGTCTTGGATCCCTGGATCGGATATGCTCCGGTCAGATAACCGCCCTCGCCGGTCCCGAACAAGACCATGTTTCCCTGCTCGTTGATCTTGGCCCAAAATGTCTTGCCGCCGACGGTGACCTCAGGCTGCGCAATGTATCCGCCAGACAGCGCCGCGACCAGCTCAGAGGCGGCCACCATCATCTGATCCTGCTCCGGAGACAGGAGCGACCCCGACTCGGTCGGTGCCTTCCAGTCCTTCATCCAGTCGAGGGCAAAAAAGTCATCATAGATTGCCTTGTTGCCAACCGTTGGAGCCACGATCTCGGGATCAAACGGAATGGTGTTGGACACCGCGACGCCGTTGAGTTTGACGATCCCGCCGACGGTGTTGCCGTCGTCGTCTTCGACGCCCTCAAGCTCCCAGGTGTTGTCTCCAATCTTGATCGGATCTTCAAGCAGCATGTTTTCAAGAAACTCCATCGCCTGTTTCTGGGCCGCAACCTCGTTCTCGGCCATGGCCACGGATTTGTCAGCCGGCATGATTTGGCCCTCCTTGGAATACGGATGCCCGGGATTCGCCAGATCGAAGATCGCCAGGGCGGTCTCGGAGACGGATGGCAGGACTCCGTTGTCGGCCCAGTATTTCATGATGGCAGACTTGTTGCCGGGTGCCCACTGTGCCGCGAGCGGGTCTCCGGTCAAGTCCTCATAGGGATTCGTGATCGCCGTGCCAGAGTTGTCGGTGAAATAGACGTGGTTGGTTCCGCCGATCTCCTCTGGGTCGAATGGCCCGATCATCTCGGCCGCCTCGGCGACGGTCATGAGAGTGTCGTCTGCCTTGGCATATCCGACTGCCGGAGAATCCGGAGTCAGTCCCTGTTCTTCGACGTCGGCGTCATCTTCTTTCATCTGGGCCTCCTTGCGAGCCTCAAGCTTGTCAGATGCCCACTTGCCGACGTCGTAGAGATACTTGCCCAGGGCCTCGACGTCGTTGGGACTCAGCGCGTCAATGATTTTTGCCTTGGCGAGGCCCTCAGAGTTTCCAAGCAAGAGCGACTCCACGAACTCAGACGAGGCGTCGATGTCGGACGGCGGAAGAACCGCGAGGTTGGCGTCAACCCACTCCTGATCCTGCAGATTCTCAAGCAGTTGATTGACCCTGTTTCTCGCGGCCCACGGAAGATTCTCAAGAAGATTGCTGATTCCCTCACTCTGCGCCGGCATCTGCGGCTTCATCTCAACATTCAGATTCTGCTGCATCCAATCCATGACGTTGCCGTAGCCGGCCTGTTTGGCGCGCATCATCGCGTAGTCGGACAGCCAGTCAACGGCGTCGCGCTTCTTGCCCCCGGGAATCTGGGCCGTGGTGAGAAGATTGCCCTCAGACACTGAGTCTCCGGCATAGACCTTGAGAGTCGCGACCTTGCCAGATCCACCGGCATTGAGAACCGTGACATCGCCGAGCTTCAGGCCGTTGAATCCGGCGGTCATGAGAGTCTCAACAAACTTGTTGAGGTTCGTCGGAGTCGAGACATTGGTCTTTGGCTTGAATGTGCTGCCCATGAACCAGTTCTGGTCTGCCATGGGCTTTGGCTTTGGGAGCTTGATCTCGACATTCGGGACGTCGGCAGGAGACGGCTTTTTGCCAGTCACTCGGGGATCCCGGCCCTCGACGAGCAGCATGCGGAAGAGCTTGGTGGCATCGGTCCTGGCGACTCCGAGATCGCCGAAATGGTCGTCGAGAATGAGCCCGATGTGCGCGTTCTGGTCTTTCTTGATCGCCTTCCAGTCGTCGCTCTTTCCGCCCTTGTTGCGGAAGATGCCCTCGGCCGCGTTGGCAATGTTCTCAAACGGGGCCTCGCGACGAACTCCGCTCGATGACTTGCGATAGTAATCTGAGACCAGGTCCTTGAGAAGATCAGTGAACTGGGACGGGTCCATGTTTTCGACCAGCGTGGGCGGAAGCTGCTCGATGACCTTGGCCTCGAGATCCTGTGTGAGGGGCGCATCGGCGCGCATGTCGGCAAACCAGGCGTCGGCCAGTTTCCCCATGGTGCCGCTCACGAATCCGCGGAGTTCTCGAGGATTTGCCACATTGGCCTTGAAGTCGAGCATCTTGGCGATCCAGCCGTATCCCTCGACCCCGAGATAGTATTTCTTGAGCTTGTTGAAGACCGTGTTCGTGTTGTGCTGCAGGTCGTAGGCCCGGTCGATCTCCTGGAACATGGCGTTGTAGGCGCCCGGGTCGCGGAACTCGTTGGTCTCGATGATCTGCATGCGGCCGGTCTCTGGATCGGTCGCGACGGCGCGGACTCGCTCGGTGGAATATGTCGGATCTGACATCTGGGCGAGGTGGGCAGCGATGTCTCCCCATGGGTTTCCGCCATAACTTGATGACCAGTCGCCGCGACGATACAGCTGCTCGGCAAAGCGCGCCACGTCGGCGATGCTCATGCCCAGTTTCTTGCGAGCATTCTCCATCGCGACAAAAGAAGCCTTGTAGCCCTCGCTCTCTCCCTTGTAGCGGCGAGGTCCCTTCTCTTTCTTTAGATCTGGCATGCCCGCTCCCTGGATCGCATACTGCCGCATGTATTCCTGATAGAATTCGGTCTCGGCGAGATCGGCTGGCTGTCTGCGCGGAATGGCATGCCGAAGTTCGGCCGCGATCGCAAAATGCAGTGCCTTCTGGATCTTGCTGTGGAGAGACGGGATGAGCGTCTGCTTGGCCTCATCGAGGGCGTCCTGATATTTCTCGGCGCGCACTCCGGCATAGCGTCCGGTCGGATCTGCCGAGGGAGCATACATGGTGGCCTCGCCACCGAACTTGCCCATGCTCCATCCGGTCGGCGGGGTCGTGATCATGGCGTTGAGCATGTAGAAGTCGGCCATGGTCTTCTTCGGATCGTCGGGAAGCGACGTGTAGCGGATGCCGGGAAGGAACCGAGGCATGGCGCCGCCGACAATGTCGTTCTCGACCGGAGCATCCTGGAACTGGTCGAGACGAAGCGACTGTGCCTCGTTCTCTGGGAAGAAATTGACGAGCATCTTGCCGTAGTCGACAGGAAGCTTCTGGGCGTTGCTGATCTGCATCTGGTTGATGCGGTCCATGCGAGCCGACATGATCAGGCGGTCGGCCGAGTCCTTCCCGCGTCGCGCCGGAAGCGTGGTCCTCGACGGATTCAGCGACTCAGTCTCCTTGGTGAACAGATTGAAAAAGTCGTTGATGCGGTTCTTTTTCTGCATCGCGATGTCGGGATCGACGTCGAGTCCGGTCTGTCCAGTCAGTCCCCGGTTGTGGTTGTCGAGCACCCGAGTCACGTCCTCCCAGAACTTGCCGAGATCGCGTCCCCACAGGTTGAGATTCTCTGGCCGCTTCTGTGACCAGAGATTCATCTTGTCAAACATGCGGCTGACCGAGATGGTCGTGGCCAGAAAGTTGCCCTGCTTGCTGAACTGATACCCGATCGGCACGACGTCACGGATGCGCGGGCTGAGGGCCCGGTATTTGCCGCCGCGGAGGGCAGCCTGGTATTCCATCAGGATGCGAGTTCCGTCGCGTCCCTGGAGCACCTCGTTGAATGCGGCTATGTTCTTCTTGAGAGACGGGGGAATCACGCTGTTGGGCAGTGCCATGACGGCCTCGAGCTGCGACGGGCTCATGACTCCGCGATAACTCCCGTTTCCGGTGTCGCGGAGTCGACCCTCGAATCCGTCATCTGGCGCGTTGTCGATCGCGTCCTTGATCATCTGGTCGCGCTGGCGAGCCCGCGCCTGGATCTCTTTGTTCTGGAGAATCTTGGGACTGCCGTCGGGATTGCGGGCGATGCGGCTGTCAATCGAGGCCCGCGATCCATCGGGAAACGCCGTGAGATTGATATTGGGATCGAGCGGCGGAAGCACGTTGCCGTTTTCGTCAACAAGCTGTCCCCCAACGATGCGGTATTCTCCGGTCGCCGAATTGAGGGTCGGGTCGTCTGGGATCACAATCTGTGATACCGCGTTGCCCTCGTCGTCACGAATGTCGAGCACGGTCTCCTTGTCCCAGATGACGTCGTCCTTGTATGCCTCCTGCAGGGCCCGGTTGGTCATGAGTTCAGTCACGCTGATCTCAACGTCACTCTCGGCAGTGCCGCCGGCATAGGTCAGCATGTCGTTGAACTCGCGAAGGTTTCTCTTGTATTGGCGCATGATCGCCAGGGCATCAGGATCAAAGGGCGCCTGGTCTCCAAAGATCACGGACTTCACGTCTCCCTTTGAGTCGAGTTCAACTCCCATGGCCTCGAGGGCCTGGCGGAGTCGCCCGAGCATGGAATTTTTTCGAGAAATGAGAAGACGGTCGACAACGGCCTGACCAGGCGAATCGAGTGCCTCGCGGATCGTGGAATAGCCGGTCTCGGACAGCGCCGACAGTTCGGACATGAGCTCGGAACGGACATACTCGACGGCCTGCTGCGGCGACGCGAAAGAATCACGAAACTTGGTCTCGCCTCCGGGACCGTAGAGTCGCTCGGCATACATCGGGATTCCAACGTCGTTGATCCAGTCGTCGGTGATGATTCCCGGGGCCGCCTCGAGCACCGTACCGTCGGGACGGACGATTCGCTTGCCGAACCACAGGTCTCTCACCGGACGCTGCATCTCCTGGACCTCGCGAAACTGCTCAAGGATGTGGTTGCTCTCGTGCTGCAGCAGATAACGAAGACCCACGCGGCGCGGATCACGCATCAGCTGCTCGGTGTTCATCACGATCGTCGGGGCCCCGATGTTGGCCATCCGAAGATGGGCCGGGGCATCGGCCTGGTCGGAGTCTGACAGCGCGAATCCCGTCTGTTGCGGCCAGAGCTGCACCTGCTCCTGAAATTTTTGGACGGCCTGGTTGGCACGCAGGAGTGACTGTTCCTCGGATGGACTGAGATCGGTGCGGCCTCCGAGCTGTGTGACGATCGCCTCGGCCTGCTCAAGATTCTGTCCCCAGCGCTCGCGGATGAATGACTCGATCTGAGATGGGTCAAGAATCTTCACGTTCACGCCGTTGAGACCCGCGGCCCTGCCGTTTGACTTAAGAAGATCGAGGCCGTCTGCCATGATGAGCTCGACGGCCCGGCGGCGCTCGTCGCGGTCTTCCTGCGTCAGATTCTTGGTGCTCTCCTGCAGGGCAGACAGCTCATCGGCCTTCTGGGTGATGATGGCATCGAGCTCGGTCGTGTCTTCCTCGGCATAGTCGGCCTCGGCCTTGCGCTGGAACAGATCGTCGAGCTCTCGCATGCGAGACGCGACCTGTTCCTCTGGGCTCGAGAGCTTTTCAACCTGCCGCACAAGCTCCGGATCGGCCGTCGCCCGGAAGCGCTTGAGATCGGCATCCTCGTCGAGACGACGATCGAGCGGGTCGATCTCGGTCACCCGGTCGATCTTTGTGGCAAGGCCGGTTGTCGGATCAAGGGCTGCCCCGATGCGCTCGGGCACGCGACCGGCCATGTAGGAGCCGATGCCAAAGCCCACGCCGGTGGAACGGCCAAATTCTTCTGCGGTCTCGATGTCGGCCGCCCCGATGATACCGTTCAGCGCGGCGCCAGAGACACCCGACTTGGTGAGACTGTTCGCGAGACGCAGACCGTAGTCGGCGGTGCGGGCTCGCATGACCCCGCCGCGTCCGGGTCTGATCGGTTCCTTGCCCTCGGCGACGCGCTGCTTGTTCTTGCGCTCCATCTTCTCGAGCCGCTTCTGTGCGCCGGGTCCAAAGAGGTCGCGGATCCAGTCGGCGGACTGGGGGTCTCTTCCGAGTCGCTCGACGATGCCGGTCCGTCCGCGAATCCCGCCCTCGTCGATTTGGCGGCCGACATCGCGGAGCGTGCGGCCGACTCCCTCGACCAGCTGACCAGGTCTCTTGGTGAATGCCGAGACGATCGTGCCAGGTGCCGCCAGGAAGGTGTCGGGACGTCCCGTGATCGCCTGGCTGACTCCGGCTCCGAGCTTCTCGGCTCCCTCGCCGACCCTCCGGATTCCGATGCCAACACCTTCAAGAGGATTGACGCCCCTGATCGTGGGTTTCGTCACGCCGCGAACGGCAAGACCCCCGGCGGCCTCCATGGTTCCCCCAAGCGCGCTCGTGACGGGCTTCACCAGCCTGGCCGGAAGGCCGACCGGAGACAGAACCTCGCCGAGCATCGAGATGTCCTCGTCTGGCCTGAACTTGGCCTCCTGAAGCAGAGATTCTTCGTATCCGGCAAGAGCGGCCCGTTTCGCCTCCGGCGTCAGGGCTCCCTGTCCAGACAGCATCGCGGCTCCCTCGATCACGGTCCCGGCGAGCGGATTCCTGGCCAACATCGTCGCGGCACGATCGGGATTCTCCTGGATGTCCTCGGCCTCGCCGCGGCGCATGTCCTCGCGAGCAAGATAGTTGTTGAAAGATTGTTCTGGCGTGACGAGTCCGAGTTTCTCGGCGGCACGGTCAGTGATGCTGGTTCCAAAATATCCGGCACGAATCGCGGCATTGGCCGTTTCTTCTATGTCCTGAGCCACGCCAGACGCAAGCGAGCGCACGGCACTGTTCGCGCCTCCGAATGCCCGCCTGACGGCCTGTTCCTGTTCATCGGATCCGGGCTCATAGATCAGACCAGAGAGAACGGCCTCGCCGAGAGGTTTTCCGACTCCCTCGTATGCAAACTTGGCAGTTCCCCTCAGAAGCTGTCCGGCGGTCTGCGGAGCCGCCTGAATGAAAGCGCCCGCGGCACCGAGCGCAACGTCGGTCAGTGGCCTCGCCCGCTCGGCCTCGAAGGCGATGCGCTGTTGATCGGTCGTGAGACGCTGTCCCTCGGTCCGCATCTGTCGGACTCTCTCGGGATCGGTCTCGGTCTCGCGCATGACCTGGGCCAGGGCACCCTCGGGGACCGGCTCCTTTGAGACCTCCTCGGTGACCTCGTCAAGAATCGATGCGGGCTTCTTCTTGCGGCGACGCCCGACGGCGCCGCGCGAGACTCCGCCGACCATGCCAGAGAGTGGCCTGGTCTCAGACGTGACCTCGTCGGTGACTTCCTTGAGAACGGCCATGGGTCATTGTCCTCTCTGGCGACGAACCAGCTCCTTGAGCCGTTCTCTTCCGGCGCGATATTCCTCAGAATTCTTGTCGGGCATGTCATCGAGCTGCTCGGCGAGGCTGTTGATCTCGGCAGTCAGGTCGAACTGCGACGTGCCGGCTCCCATCGAGGCAAGCTTGCCGCCCCACATCTTGATCAGTTCCTTGCGGGCATTGCTGATGTCCTGCAGGTTGCGCTTGAAGACCGGCCAGCTGAGAGACGGGTTGATCGAGCCCTCGGCGGCCGCGAGAAGAGCGAGTTCTCGGTCAGAGATGGCTCCGAGCGCGCCACCCGTCTTGCTGTTGCGCCGCATGTCGGCCAGCGTCTTGAAGGCCACGTCGGCCTCAATGTTCTTGATGAGGGCTCGGACGTCACTTGCTCCCGTGGTGACGGGCAGCGTTGCGATCCAGTCAGAAAATTTTCCAGTCGCCGGGAGTCTGGCCTCCTGCGCGGTATCGACGATCGTGTCGATGTCTCGCACGACGCGGTTGGCCTGCTCGATGCTCGACTGCATCGTGCTGATCTCCTTCTCCTGGTCCGCGTCGGCCGTGCTCGGCTCGTAGGTGGTCGAGACCTCTCCCTTGGCGTTGACGGTCACGCCCTTGAGACGGAGTTCATCCTTGAGTTCCTCGGGAAGTCCAGAGGCCGTGGTCTCGGTCCGTCCGCCGGCTCCCTTGTCGATCGTCGTGGCGCCGGTGGCCCGATTGATGATCATGCGACCCCCGCCAGATTCCTCAGGAATCGGGACCACAAGAAGCATTCCTCCTGGACCGGCCGTCGTGTAGCCCTCTGGGGCGGCGCCGGGCGCGGGTTCCTCGCCGGGAGGACGGGCTCCCTGAAGAGGCGGGAGCGGAACGTCGCCCGACGGAAGTTCTGGCTTGACGTTCTCGGGCGCATTCGGGTCGAATGGCTCAAGGGGCAGATCCTCGGGTCTCAGACCGAGATTTGGATCAGGAATGTTGCCGAGTGGCGACGGGCCCTTTTCACCGAGAAACTCGGCATAGGGATCCTCGAGTTCGCGAATCTGCTCGATGTTCTGCAGGCGCTGTCCAAGAAGGCGCTCGCGGTCGAGCGGACTGAGAACGTTTCCAAGAAGACTGCGCTCGCGGGCAATCTCAAGGGCGCGCTCGTGCTCCAGTTCGGCTTCCTCGCGCTTCTGCCTTCTCTCAAGAATCCCGAGACCGGCACCGAGCACGCTCTCGAGGGCCACGTTGACCCCGGACAGCAGACTGGCCGTCGCGAGACGCGATCCCTCGGTGATGGCGTTGACCCCGATGTCTCCCGGGGCAAGGGTGCTTCCAGACACAAACGACAGCGGCGCCGGGGCGGCGAGCTGAATCTGAGCCCCTCCGCCCCGCGCCACGTTGAAGCCGCCGGTCTGAATCGCCATGAGTTACCTCGAGAAATACTGTCTCAGGAAGTCAAATCCGCCGCCTCCGAGGCCGACCTGTGCCGGCGCGGTTGGCAGATTGCCGGCCATCGGAGCCGCCGGACCTGCCGGGGCCGTCGGACTCGGGGCAAACGTTCCAGACGACATCGGACGAGACGTCGACATGGCAGACGTCGGGGTGAGTCCGGGTGCCGTGGCACGAGACGATGTCGGGGTGACAGAGCCGACTCCTCCGACGGCCTGTGCGGCCGCCGCCTGCTTCATCTTCGTGAAATCGGTCATTGCCGCCTCGTCGCGGGCCTTCTGCTGGACGTTGTGTTGTTCCTGCACGCGGCGCGCCTCTTCTTCCTGGCGCTGCTGTGCCTCGCGCTGTCTCTGCGCCTCGGCCTCGGCCCGCTGCTGGTCCATGAGTCGTTGATTTGCCGCGCGCTCGGCCGCAAAGATCCCAGCCCAGTCAGGCTGTGGCGGCGGTGGCGGTGGTGCTGATCCTCCTCCTCTTCCTCCTCCCATGATGCTATCCTCTCTTTCTGTTTGTTGGCGTTTTCATAGAGCGACGGCGCCAGCTGCCATGTTGGCGTTCGCAGAGTTCCAGACGTTCTGTGTGGGCATCGCGGGCATCGGACGGGGAGCCGACTGACCAGTTCCGAGACGCTGCGGGGCGGCCGACTGGGACGTGGTCATGCCAGGCTGACCCGGCGCGGGCGCCTCGGCGGGAGCCATGTCCTCGGGACGAGGAGCGCCAGCGGCCGGACGCGACTGATTCTGGCCGGGACCTGCCGGACGTCCTGTCTGTCTGTTGGCTCCTCCCATGGTCTCAGATTGAATATCCCATCCCTGTCTGCTGAAGCGGTCCCGCGGACGCGCTGGCAAGACGAAAACCTCTCGACTGGACTCGCGGCATCTCCCTGGTCAGTCCCGCGAACGGAAACGGTCCCTGTGGCGAGAACGGACTCGACGCGGATTGTCCGCCGAGGCCATACTGCTGGCCGGCGACGGCCTTTCCAAACTGACCGGATGAGTCCCCGAGGGCGCCGCCAAAGAGTTTCGCGAGTTCCATGTAGTTTGTCCCGCCAGAGCCGGCCGCCTGGGCCTTCGGAACCCATCCCATCCCGGAGACGTTGCTGCCGGTCGTTCCGCCGACCGTCGCGGCCGACATGGCTCCCTTGCTGGCGTATCCGCCCGCGGCCGAGGCCGCCGGAGCGGCAGATGCGGAGGCTCCTCCCATGTCAGTATCCTCCTCCGACTCGATATTGAAAGGCTGGGCTGTTCGACAGGCCGCTGAATCCGCCGGCGACTCCGCCTCCGATGCCACCCCACGGTCCGAAGGCGCTGCCGTCTGCCGTTCCGGTCGTCGCGCCCTGCATCATGCGGTCAAAGGATGATCCGAATCCGGAGGATCCGCCGGTCTTGGCACGGTAGATCGGGCCATTCACGGCGCCGTCGAGTCCGCCAAACACGGCGCCTCCGAGTGCTCCATAGGCAGATCCAACCGGGCCACCGAGTCCTCCTCCAGAAAAGCCCTCAGAGGCGCCGATGCTTGCGCCCTTTCCGGCTCTCTCGAATGCCTTGTTTGCTCCTCCCATGATCGGTCACCTCACGCCCATCGGGGCGGCTCGCATCGGGACTGTCGGGGGCGGGACAACGCTCACGCTGGGGCTGGGTCCTCCCATCGCCTGCATGATTGGAAGAAGTTTTTCCTGCCTAGTGATATACGGCAGCGTCTCCATTTCCTGAAATTCGGGACGAGGAAGCGTCTGCCGGTAGAGTGGCTCCGCTTTCATCATTGGCTGTCTGTTTGCTCCTCCCATGTCTCTGAGAATGTAACTCGCTTCTGCCAGGATTCAGAACCAGAAAATTCTATGCAGAATCCTCGCGGCCGAGTCCGCAGTAGGCAAAGTTGGGCTCGACCCAGGGCACCCGGTGCGACACGTTGTTCACGTCGATGCCATACTTGGGACACCTGACAAAGGAGGCCGAGGTCGGGTCGCAGCACTTTGTGCAGGTGTGAAAATAGTCGGAATTCGTCGAGTTCTTCTTGAGAACCTGCCGGTTCTTGACGTCATAGCGCGTCTCGTCGTGCGGCACCGAGTGCCTCTCATGATATTCAAAGACGTCATCGTCGGTCCATTCTCGGATCGGATAGAGGATCGTTCCGGCATTCTCGAGCTGAAGACGGTCGACCTGCAGGGGAACCTTTCCGACAGTCGGATCGTCGTCCGACGACTTGTGGCCCATGACCATGCAGTCCCACGGAAAGTTGTAGGTCCCGAGCGGACGAGAAAGAAACGTCTCGAGGGCGCAGAGAAACGGACGCCCCTCCTCTGGGACGATCGTCCCACGGGCCACCATGATGTATTCTGGCTTCTGGGCCGCCGAGCTGACCTGGTAGCATTCCATGATGTCGACCCGGCTCTCCTTCCCTCGACAGAGACTGACGGCAGACGGGGCATAGTCGTGGGCCTCGAGATTCCACTCGTCGATGATCCTGTTGATGAAGCGCAGCTTCTCGGGCATCCAGGGCTCTCGCCAGCAAACGACTGGAAGTTCTCTCTTCATGAGAAACTTCAGCATGTGCAGGACCACCATTGAGTCCTTGCCGCCCGACCAGAGAATGACCGGGTTCCTTGCCGTCTTCAGCATGCGGTCAAGAAAGTCGACCGCGACCTCGACCTTTCGGTCGAGCGTCATAGGGC